TGTCCATTGACAGCCGAGAGCCTATACACATGGTTTGTGGCACTCTACGACTGGACGAATAACCCCGAGGCGAAGACCACCGACGACACCACCCATACACTCACGGTAAACACCACGAGTCTTGCCAAGATGCAAGAATATGTGCCTGATAATGGCGTATCTGGAGAGGAAATTTACCTCCAAGCAATAGAAAAAGGATGGATAATACAAACAACTTAATATGAATATATTGAATTTTGGGACAGACGGTAAATTCGTAAAGATAACATCTGATGATGGTATGCTATTAACAACTTGGCAGGACGATGATAATATAATTACGTTCGGTTGTTGCAAACAGGCTTCTTTACTTAGTTCTTCGCTATATATGTATCGTGAGATAACAGAAGAATACGCAACAGAACTAAGAAATAGAAGGGATAAAGCGATGGAGCAACTTGCATCTATAGACGAAAATAACGAAAATATATAACTACAGATGAAAATTGAAGTAAAACGAACAGACAAAGGAACGAGCTACACGATGGGTCAGCTTTATGTTGATGGTGAGCTGATATGTGATACGCTGGAGGATGTGGACAGGAATCTGAATCAGCACATGAGCGAAGAGTTGATACGTCAGAAGAAAGTGTATGGCGAGACGGCTATTCCACGTGGAACTTACTCAGTGACACTTAATGTGTTTAGTAGTAAGTTTGGTTCATTGCCTTTTTATAAGGAGACCTGCGGTGGTAAGTTACCACGATTGCTTAATGTACCTGGGTATGAAGGCGTTCTGATTCATGTTGGAAAGAGAGTTGAGAATACATTGGGATGTATCTTGGTTGGCAAGAAAGTTGGTGCAGGGTATCTGGATGATGGTAAGGCGGCTTTTAAGAAGCTGTGGGATAAGATTAAGGATGGGAAAGATGTAACTATATCTGTATCATAATCATTTATTTACGTGACTTTGTAGAACTGATATACTGTTTGACGTCGTAGAGCGTCCAGTATAATGTTTTATGCCCAACACGTTTTCTTCCATTAGGGAAGCGTCCGTCACTAATCATACGTTCGATAGTTTTTGTGGTGCAGTGTAGCATTTCAGCCACTTCCGATTTGGTAAGTGGCTTTTGTTCGTCATTACACTTCTGGGCAAACTCCATAATATCGAAGATGATTTGGTCGGAGAGTTTGCATTCGTCGGACTCTAAGCGTGTTATTAGATCCTTTAGTGTCGATATTAGAAATTTTTTAAGCTGCATTTTGAGAAAAGGATTAGTGTTAAGGCAATAAAGCCTGTTATTATTAGTGTTACTAATACGTGGGAGCTGTAATTGCCGAACAATTCAAATCTGTTCATGAGCATACAAGCTCCAACAATGAAGCAATACACGATGAGCATTCTGTTCTTCCAGCACATTTTGAAGGCTTTACTAACTACGAACATCAGCAGGCATGATAGGAAACCTGTGCCAGAGATGAAACCAGAAAGACGAAGTCTAATCCCGAGGTAATATAGTATTAGATGGATTAGCAATGTTGTTGTCATTACGAGAGGAATGACTTTAATACATAAGCAGCACAATTTGTACAAGGACTGTTTTTCCATGTGTTCTGTGTTATGTTTGTGCCTAAGTTAGGTATTAATATTACAACATCAATAGATTTTCTTCAATTTCTTTTGTCTCGACGAAGTCGATGAATTTACGAATTAGAGCATTATCGTCATTGATTAAGACAGTTGTTGGCAAATCGGTTATGCCATAATTTCGCATTGAAATATAAATGCGTTCAAATGCTGATGAATCGTTATCTTTAACTCCTGCATCTATATCTACCATCTCAAGTTGTATTGATGGAGGATTGTCTGTGAATTCTTTTACTTGGTTGCGACATTGCTTACAAGTATGCGAGTGGAATAGAATAAGTTTCATATGCTTACATATTTATGCGTGATTAAAAGAAAAAGTCCTGCATGTTCTCACAACATAGCAGGACTAACCCTATACACTAATTCTAATTAACAAACCAAATACATAATCGTTTGCGACTCTGCTCCTTTTAGCAGAGTGTCAAATAAAGATCTATACAAACACAAACAATAAGTCATCACGACTTGAGCACATCCTTCGATTGTATTTCATATTTGGGACTTGGCATCTTCTTTGCCAATGCCAAGTTTTGTTGCAATATACCTATTCAAGTACCAAGTGGCTTTTGAAAGATCTTCGAGTTCGTTATTCTTTTTGCCAGCTCGGTAGATATATTTTATTGCATTGCCAAGGCAGAAGCCTCGAAAACCCTCTATACCAAGAACATCGCCGATAACGTCGATGCAGTCAACGCCAAGCTTCGACTTATAATATTCTGGCTGGATTGGATTCTGATTTGTCTTCTTGTTTACAAAATAGAATTGTTTGATTTTGTTTTTGTCTTGAGAACATTCTGGAGCTACTGGGCTTTCTGAATCATTCTTTTCCGACTTCTGTTTCTCGTAAAAGTCGATGTATTCATCCCAAATTTTGACCCATTGTTTAAAATCTTCATACGACTTAAAGTAGGGTCGTTCACACTGTCTGAAATCTTCGTTAGCCATGTGTATGATAGTTATTGTGAGCAAAAGTATGGAAAATGATTGTGAATCGCAACAACTGTCTTAAATAATTACCATTCAAAATTTATAAATCAATCAGTTGATAGAAGTAATGTCTCACGTGTTTATAATGAATGCCTAATTCTTAGCTTTGCTATAATTAATAAATATTCAGACTTATGAGTGAAACAACGGAAAAAACCATTGTTATTCCAGAGAGTAACAATGCTTTATGTGCAAACATGATGGGATTGCTGAATGGTATGTGTCAGAAACAGGGTATAGATCCATCGTCTTTGCTTGCAATGATGAACAACGGAGGTTTTAGCGGTAATAACTTTATGTGGGTTATTTTCCTATTTTTCCTGATGGGTAATGGGTGGTACGGTAGGAATGGTGCGATGCCTAATGCTACTGATGCTGATACTATGCGCTTGGCTAATCTGATTAACAATAACGATGGTCGCAGCCAGTTGCTTAGTGCAATAGAGGGGAATGAATCTTCTATTGGTCGAATTGCGCAGAGTATTAATTGCTCAACAGGGCAGGTAAGCAATGCTATTAATTCGCTATGTTCTCTGGTACAGAGTGTTGGTAATCAAGTAGGAATGACAAGCCAGCAGGTGATTAATGCAATCCAGAATGGTAACTCTAACATTATCTCTCAGCTTCAGTCTTGTTGTTGCTCGGTTGGCAATAAGATTGCCGAGACTAATTACGAGAATCGTCTTGCGATGTGTCAGCAGACCAATTCTCTTACGAATGCGATAAATGGTGGAGTTCAGAGTATTAATGCAGCTACAGATGCTCGCACTGATGCAATTATGGCTCGCCTCGATTCAATGGAGCGTGCGGCTATGCAGTCTAAGATTGATGCACTGCAAGAGACTAAGTCTACATTGCAGACACAGCTTAATCTCGAACATCAGACGCAGCAGATGCAGGCATTTCAGGCACAGAGCCTTATCCCAATTAACAATGCTATTGCTCAAATGCAAACTGAAATTTCGTCAATTCGTGCTAATCAGTTGCCTACCACGACTGTACCTAATCCTCAGGTTATTGGCATTCCAGCCAATTTGGCATTTGCCAATACTTTTTCTGGTCTTTATGGTAATGGTGGCTTCTGGTATTAGAAAGGAGGATGTATGATATACAATCATTATGGTGGTATGTATGAGACTTCGTCGGTAGAAGTTACAACCAGTGCTGTAGTGTTCACTCTTCCTAATAATATGTTTTTGCGTTTGGGAAGTAAAGGCATTGTTCCTATTTACATAAATCAAGCAATTCCTTCTGGGACTACGACCACACTACCGATTCAAATGAAAGTGAATGGTGATACACAAGCAGTTACTACAGTTGGAGGTAATGCGCTGACTGCGTCACAATTGTCTACAGGTTTGTATCTTTTCTACTTTGATAAACAAGTTGGAATTTTTCAAATCATAGGAGTGTAAGGTTATGACAAAGATTGTGATAATAACAGACCGAGAGGCAGACGAGGAAGAGGTTGTTCATCGTATGTCTGAGCATCATGGCAAGTCTGAGTATGTTAGTCTGCACGGCAAACACTTCAATAGCAAGTTGCTTAATTATGCGACCAATAAGATGTACAGAAGCGATGGCAAGCCAATTGTACCGTGGACGGAGTATGAGGTTGATGAGCTGTTGAAGAAACATAACGTAGACATAAAGAAATCTGGTAATCTTGATTATGTCTTTGTTGCGAATATGGCAAAAGCTGATTTCTGGAAATCTTCGATAGAGGACGAGAGACACTTGGCTTTGTATATTAAGGACGTGATTGAAGATATAGATGCAGAAGATGGCAGCGTTTTCTGTAGGTGGTTGGCTGGTAAGAACGTCGACGAGATACCGTGGGATGAACTAAAGTAATCTGGTTATATAAGCTCTGAGTTTTTCAGAGCTTTTTTTTTGTGCTTCAATTGCTTAACTTTGTGGTTAAGAGAGAAATCGAAATGGCAAGGAATGTAAGCACGATTAATATCACTGGAATGAATCAGGATATGTCTAAGTTGACATATAAGCCAGTGTATGCTTTTGAGAATAAGAATATTCGCATAACGCCACGTGATGAGTCTAACACGTCGTTGGCAATAACTAATGAGAAGGGAACAAAGGAGTTGTTTTCAATTTTTGGTACTCCAGTTGGTAAGTTCGAGTGTGATAATTACTTTGGTATCTTTAGTTTTACATCTCACCTTGACTATATAACGGTGTATGAGAGGAAGGGAGATGATATATCAATTCTGGTGCAATGGTATGGCAGTGGTCACGACCTTGGATTTAATGAATTGATAGATGATGATGGACACCAGCAGTATAAGATTGAGACTGTAGTTAGTGTCGAGGCGAGCAATTCTATTAGGGTGTATTGGGTTGATGGAGTTCACCAGCCAAGAGTGGTTGACTTTATGAAGCTTGCTAAATTTGGATCTGAAGTTACAAGTTCGTTCTATAGTGCTGCTAATTTTGATTTCTTGCCACAGGTTAAAAGCATTGAGAACTTTAGTGTTACCAAGCAGATTGGAGGATATTTCTTTAGTGGCACTGTGCAGTTTGTGGTTACTGAAGTCGTTAATGGTAATGAGAGTAACATTGCTTATTATTCTCCTCTTTATTATGTGAGTGATGATGCAAACAATCTTGGCTATGCTCCTGATAATAGCCAGAATGGGTTAAGCTTTACCATATCTTTTAATTGTAAGAACGACTCTGATGTTGATGTGAATTACCTGAAGGTTTATGCCATATATCGTTCGAGCAAAGATTCCACTGCTTTGGTTATGGTGCATGAGGTTGTTTATTCTGATGCCATACGATTGACGATGATTGGTAACGAGGAGGCTGACGATTCGAGTCATTTGATGTTTCTGAATAGGGAGCGAATGCTTGGAGCTAAGACAATAACGCAAAAGGATGGCGTGATGTTTATTGGCAACTGGAAGGGGGAGGAGAATGTTCTGGAGTTGACTGAGGACAATGTATCGAATGTGACATCGGAGGTAGGTAGCAGGACGGTGAATGATGCTGCTTTTAATACGAGTGTGACAGTTAAGGATAGCCAGTTGAAGAAGAACTCATTTGAGATAGGTCACTTCAAGAAGGATGAGGGGTATATGCTTGGCTATCAGTTGATGAATAAGTATGGGTACTGGTCGACACCAATAGCAATTAGGAACGGTTCGAGTTGGCTACATACGATGCGTAAAAGTGCCGAGATGAAGGATAGTGTTGCGACGTTGCCAGAGTTTGCTTCGACAATAAATTTGAGCGATGAAAAGTATGCGGAGTTTGTTAAGGTTCGTCCAGTGGTGGCTTATCTTGATGATACTCAGAAACCTTGTTTGTATCAGGGGTTCTTGACTCCTACCATATTCTGCGAGAAAGAGAGGGTTGAGGGGACTTGTTATGCTAAGCTTAGTCCGTTTACGAGGGCGGTTTCTATTAAGAAAGAGGATGGTAAATCAAGGCAAATTGCTCCCTTTTGGGCTAATCCTGATAAGATATTATGCCCCAAGGGATTAACGAATTTGCTGGCGGAGGTCTATGTTGCGTATCATGGTGAATTTGAATCTATTTTCTCTCAAAAAGATTTTATATGGTCGAGATTGGCATATCAGCCAACTGCATTTGATAAGCATATAGACGAAGGTGAATCGTCGATGCTAAGAGGCACATATCCTGTAAATCAACATTGGGCAGAGTTGCCTACAATGAAGGATTATAACTGCGAGATGCAGACGTCGATTCGATATAGGGATGTAAGACTTAAGACGGCTCTTATTCAATACAATCCTGATTCGTGGTATGATGAAGAGGTGGACGGACTAACTGTTATACAACGTGTTAGTGTTAGCATTTCACTCATTGTAGGTTATCAGAAAGCTACGGACTTAAGTATATTATATTCAACCGAATGGCTTGAGTATGTCTACTTAGGAAAAGGCAGTGATGGAAATTATTGGTTGATGGTAAATAATAGAAAAACCATTATGATTACGGAGACAACATACGATGTTCTGAAAAATGTACAAGACAAAGATTATAATAAATATTGGAACAGCATACTATGGGGCGAAGCGGAGACTGATGGGAGTATACCGCGTGATATTTCTGGTATCACAGTTTTTTCAGAGTCATATTATCCTCTGATTAACTCGACAGTAAACACAAGATGGGGTAAGCATAAATTTGAGTTTTCTGACGTAACAAAGAGTGGTACGTTTTCTGCTACAGCGTCAGCTACTAACTCGTATACCAGTCAGGTTATGAATATGGACTGGTATTCCACAGCGAGGTCGAGATATGATAGTGAGTGTGAATCTAATGTGAAGAAAGTCTATGGAAAGAATACAGCCATAAAAACAATTAACGCAAATTCTGGAATAGACTCATTGACTAATAATGATGTCTGTACGTTGGATAATAGCAAGTATTTTGTCGATGCACAGACTGTTACACTTCATTCTCCAGATATTTTGGACGAAAGTGTGTACAATATAAACCAAGGGAAGGTTAAACTTGTTGGCAGTGTGAGAATGAATGGTTTTTGTAGTGATACGAACATTGTTGCGCAGACTGCTAAAATGAATATGTATTCTCAGGGAAACTTTGGATTTCAGTCGTTTAAGCCAAGTAATGAAAAGAGTGGACGATGTGCTATGAATTTGCCAAACTGGAACAGTGCGTTCATGACAGAAGAGGAGGTCAACTTCTGCTATTATTGGGCTGTTCCTCCTTTTGGTGTTTCGGACTATCTTGCTGTAGAGAACAACGACAGAATGGTAACGGAAAAGAAACAGAGTGAGTTGGAGTATCACCAATTGTCTAATTATAGGTTTTGCGACTCCACCAAGTATCAGTCGTTTTTCTATGATTCTGTGTTGGAAGGAAGTGTGAATATATGCACAAGTGAACAGATTAAAAACATAGGGTCTGAGAAGAAGTTATATAAACCAAATGAAGATACGGTTGTTGCATTTAGTCTTTCGTACTTTTGGAGCAATGGACCTTATTATTCTACATGTACAGAAGCTAATTATCCAAACTGGAAGCATGGAAGTATTGGGTGGAACATGTTGGGTGAAAATGTTAGGAATATAAATAAGTTCAAGAACTTTAATCCTGGTTCAATTTGGCAGCAGTTGATGTATACTGGCATTTGGTGTACGAGCGATTTTATTAGAAGTGTATTGAGAATCAATATGGAGAGCATGATGTCCATAATGGCTTCTCGAGACACCGATAGAGGATATTGGAAAAACGGAGGTACTGCAGGTATTGAACTTGTTGCTGGAGATAATAATGTTAATATTCAGAATCAATACGAGTTTGAAGATAAGCATGAGTATTATAGAGACTCTAACATGAACGAGTATTATGCTAATGGAGTATGGACACGAACTTCGTTGGCGATGCATGCATATGCTGGTGACTGGGGAAATTCTGGTTACTGGGACAAGGATGATGATCCACGGACTAATAATATAAACTTAAAGTATAAGTCTACCCCACATGCTGTGATTGATTTAAACGCACCACTGTGGGATTATAGCAGTTTGGTTGCAAGTAACGTGTCTACTACTGCAATATTTACTTATGTGAGTGAAGGATGGAAGAAAAATAATTCGCTTAAGCTGTTTACGAAAGATGATGTACAGGGGTGGATGAATGATGTGTTTCCTGATATTGACCCTAATAGCGACTTTCTCTGGCTCGCAGACATAGTAAACAACGATAACGAACCAGTTGCAGACCCCTACACAGCGAAATGGATGATAGCAGGCGAGGCGGTTGATATAGAGAATGGTATGGCATCATTGCGTTGGGTGCAGGGTAATTGGTATTTCCAGAGATTTGATTGCTTGCGGACTTACCCTGAGAGCATTGAGGACAAGAATCAGGTGGTGGAGATTGTGAGCTTTATGTGCGAAACAAGACGCAATGTTGATGGGCGATATGACACAAATGGTGGCAAGGCATTCTTGCAGGCTAATCCAACGAATTACAATAAGATAAATCCTGCTTATACGCAGGAGAATAACTTCTTCTGCTACTCTATTCCAAAGGAGATTGATAATGTAGTTAAGGATTATCCGAACACGATTGCATGGTCGACACCAAAAGTATTGAATAGCAATGTGGATAGCTGGAGCTCGATAACTGGTGCGAGTGTGCTGGATATTGATGGTGATAAAGGTCCGATAACGCATTTATCAAAACTGGCGAATAAGTTGTTTTGTTTCCAACCAAGTGGCATATCATACATAATGTATAACGAACGAGCTCAGATTTCTACAGAGCAGAATACGCCTATCGAGCTTGCTATGAGTGGTAAGGTCGAAGGGAAGGAGTATCTGAGCAACTCGATGGGTTGCGGCTCGAACTGGAAGATAATAGAGACTGGACAGGCTGTGTATTTTTGGGATGGATATAACAAGATGCTTTGTGCTTTGACTGAAGGCATTAAGATGCTTAGCGAAGAGAAGGGTATGCATAGCTGGGCACAGAATGTAGACTCGAGTTGGATGCACTTGATGTTCGACAGGCGTAATAGTAGCATGATGGTTGTATCTCCTATTGTGGCATTAGTGTACGGAGAGAAGATTGATGGCTTTGAGAGCTTTATGGACTATGAGGATACGTATGACATTATCAATGTTCAGGAAAAGACGTTGCTGATACATAAGAAGAATGACTCTGCTGGTATGGAGTGTTGGAGCTTGTACGAGATGAATGGGGGAGAGTATAACAAGTTCTTTGGTTTGTATAAAGATTATTGGGTTGATTTGTTTGTTGGTGGAAGCCCTACGGATAAGGTGTTTGACAACATTGAGTTTCGAGGTGACTTGCTTACAGATGGTGACGAGCTTGCAACAAAGGCGTGTCCATTTAATACAATCCGAGCTTATAACGAATACCAAGATAGTGAGGAGAGAGTGCTTACTTTTGAGCAATATAGCTTGAGTAATCTTAAGAACAGATTTAGGGCTTGGTACTGCTATGTGCCAAGAAATAAGTCGAGCAAGTTAGGTAGGATTCCAGAGAGGATGCGTAATCCTTGGTGTCATATCCTGCTAAAGATGAAGCAGGATGAGTTGCAACCTGAGGATAGGTTGGCTGTGATACAGGATATAAATGTATTCTTTACGGAGTGATAAGTTAAACAAAAGAAGTAATTTTGTTATAAACACGAGATATGGCGATAGCAGGATATGTAGACCCGAGAAAGTACTACTCGAATAAGGACTGGGGGCAGACGGCGTTTAATATAGCCAACGGCGGCTTGGAGATGGCTAATACCATAATGGACAAGGTTGGCAATGGGAAGAAGAAAAAGAATGGTGCGCTTGGTAGTGCAGGTCAGACAGGGACTGGTGCGGATGCTGGCACGATAAATAGCACAACGAATTCCGTTGGTGATATGAATACCAGTAGCGAGAAGATATTCGGTGCAACGGATAATTCGTTGCTTGGTAAGATAAAAGGGATGCAGGGAGGTGGTGCAGGTACTGGCACAGGGGGTACGTCTGGTACCGGTGGTAAAGGAGGGATGAGCGGAGGTGTACCGTGGGGAGCTATTGGTGCTATGGGGAACCAGTTGAGCCAGCTTGGGGTGCAGATGATTGGCAATCAGTTTAAAGAGCCTGGACAACGCATTGCTTATGGAGATTCTACAACCTCAACTGGGTCTCGTAAGGATTTGAATAGACAGACTAATAATTACATTAATGCACTGCAAAATGAATCGTTTTACTCAAATGCTAATAGCTTTGGAGATTTGCAGAACGAAATAAACAGTGGCAATATATATCGAGATCAGACGAGTAATATATCCAAGAAACAGGGTGCTGTTGCGACAACTCAGAGTTTTATAAATAACAGTGGTAAGGGCTTTGAGTTGGGCATGAAGATTGGCGGTCCTTGGGGAGGTTTGATTGGTGCTGCTGCTGGTGGTATTGCTGGTATCTTTGGCGGTATATTTAGAACTAAGAGTGCGAGGCGAAGGCTTAGGCGTATTCAGGAGGCAGAACGTTATAATAACACGATGAAGGATAAGCAGGTTCAGGGCTCTATAAGTAACTTGACTCAGAAGAATCTTAACAAGCAATTGGCTTCTAGTCTGGCAAGAGGTGGAAATCTCTATACGTTCTTCGATAAACACACGCAGCGTAGTTCTATGGTTGAAATGGAAAATAATCTTTACAACATATTTAGGCAATGAGAAGGTTTTGTGTAGCTACAGATAGGCTCTTTCGTAATAGATTTGACAGAGGTGGCGAAATGAATAATGATAAAGTGAGTCAGAGTAAACCATCGGAAGATGGGGTGACTGTGTTTAATAAGGGTGGTAGCCACGAAGAAAATATCAATGGTGGTATTCCTCAGGGCGTTGCGCCTGATGGCTCTCCTAATTTGGTAGAGCAGGGTGAGGTCAAGCTTGGCGAGGTGCTGGGTATGGACAATCAGTATATTCTGAGTAATAGGATTGTGATTGATGCTGAGCACGCTAAGGCTTTTGGTATTGATCCTTCGGTTGTCGGAATGACTTATGCGGCAGGTTTTAGGAAGTTGTATGATAAGTTGAAGGATAGGAAGGGGAATATTGAGGTGCGGAATGAAATTGCTCATTTGGCTAACAACTTCCAGAGCAGTCAGGATAGTGTTAAGGATGAGCAGTTGGCTAAGCAGATGGAAGCTATGTTGAGTAAATTGAGCCCTGAACAGTTGCAGCAACTTATGGCATTGCAGCAGGGTGCTGTGCAACAGCAGCAACCCCAACAGGGTATGGAGCAGCAGATGCCTCAACAGGGTATGGAGCAACAACAGATGCAACAAGATCCTATGGCTATGCAGCAACAAGGTATGCCGCAAGACCCAATGGCGATGCAGGGCGGTATGCCTCAGCAAGGAATGGGTCAGATGCCTATGCCACAGGGTAGTGCGCCAATGATGGCGAAAGGTGGTGATTTGAAGACTATAAACAAGAAAACTAAAGATAGGGGTATGTTTAATAATATTTTGAGGAAACAGAATCGATTCGATAATGGTGGTGCAATGCCAGTTGCTGCTGGAGAGGGTGAAGGTATGCCAGCTGGTTATGAGTCTTATGGTGCTGAGGCTAATGGAAATCCTATGCCAGAGGGTGGCGATTTGGAAAGCCAGCGATTTAATGAGGTGCAGGCTATTGTAATGCAAATGCCTTTGGAAGAGTTGGTGCAGGCAGTATTAGCTGGTCAGCTTGGTGAGGGCGAACAACTTAGGCTTTTGCTTGGCGAGCGATATGAGGAAGTCATGCAGGCTATAGAACAACAGCAGCAGGCGGAGCAGAATGCTGCTAATGAGCAGGCTATGGCAGACCAATTGTATGGTGCTGGTGGTGACATGGGCACTGAGCAGATGCCTGCAGGTGGCGAGGAGGAGATACCTTCTGATGGCGTGTTTGATAGCATTCCTCAGTAGTTATAGAAATAATGTGTTACATTTGTAAAATAATTAACAGATTATGGGGTATAAGTCGTTTGATCAATTAGCGGATGAGGTGAAGAGTGCGGGGTTTAGTTCTAGTAATCCTATGGAGGCTAAGATGATGACGATACATAGTTCGGAACCGTCCAGTGGAGGTTCAGCACAAAATCTAATGCTATCGCACGATGATCCAATTTTTAAGCAGGGTCTTGCTAATGAGGAAAATGAATCATCTTGGATGGATAGATTGAAATCTGCCATTATGCGTGCTGGGCTTGGTATGAGCTTGGGGCTGATAGATGTATCATCACCTAAATCGCTCAGCCGTTTTGGGTCTTACATTTGGAATGAGTGGTCGAAACCGCCAACTGATTTTACTTCACGACCACATATTGGATTGCGCTACAGACGCTCTATGCGACCGACCAGTATTGATTATAAAAATTCGGCAGGAAACAAAGAAGAAAGTAGTACGCCGAAGCCTGTATCTACAGATAAAGATTCATCGCACATCGCAACTGATGAAACTCCAGTATATAGTTCTACAGATGAAGAGGAGGAGCAGTCGCCAATAAAAGTATATGACCAACTAACTGGTCAATATGTTCCATATAGTGACTATGTAAAGCTGCATGGCTTAGACGCAAGTAGTACCTCGTCCTCTGTTCCTGTGAATAATCCATCGCAAGTTACTGCTAATAGACCTGTACAGGTTCAAAAGAAAAAGCCTGCACCTAAGCATGTTGTTTCTGCTGGAGAACAACCAGCTAATAGTCAGCAGGTTATCCCTCCATACGAGCCCTTGCCGCCACTTCAGACTAAAGTATTTACTCCAAGTACCGAGGAAATATTTAATGGAATGACCTTCAATGGACGACCTGTAACTGTATCAACATGGAGTCCTAAAGGAGAGTTAACTCCACTTCAGACTAAGACGTTTGCGCCGACTGATGAGGAGATCTGGAGGGGTGCTACCTTTAATGGTCAACCAGTGAGCGTTCCGATACGAAAGAATGATGCTGCTAATAATACTCTACAAGGCGAGCCTACTCTCGAAGAGTTGGTGGCGAAGTGGAAAAGGGAAGGGGATGCGGATTATGATGCGGCTTATAAACAATACGAGGCTGATACTTGGAATGACATAATAAATGGATTTGGTGAAGCAAGTGTCACGTCTGACTCTAATGGTGAAACATCAGAGCCTTCTCTTGAAGATATTCTTGCTAAACAAGAGGAAGAATATAATCGTCGATATTCTCGCATGGGATTGACTACGGCTGAGCGTTTAAAGGACTTGCGTTATGCTCCTGTGGTTGGCAGTTTGTTTGAGATGTTCAACAAGAGTAATCTGGCTGATGCCGAACCTTATATCAAACAGCACCAGCGTACGCTTGATGCATCGAGAGTTAGTACAGACCCAATGATGCCTCTTGTGAGATATGATAGGTATGACCCGACGTTTGAGGCTGCTCGTCAGAAATCGAGTGAAGCTCAGGCTTTGAGGTCGATTGGTCGGGGATATGGAAACCGTCCTGGATTGTCGGCTGGTGCAATAAGCAACCTCTTTATGAAGGGCAACGAGGCAGCAGGCGAACTGTATCGTAAGGGTCAGCTGTATAATCAGGATATTGCTAACATTGAGGAGCAGGCTAATAGGGCGAGGATGCAAGATTGGCTACAACGTCATAATGCTAACCAGCAGTTCAATGCACAGTTTGCTTATCAGACTGGCAATATGATTAATGATGTTATGCAGGGTACTGATAATATGAATAGGCAGACGAAGTTCAATGCAAGGCAGATGTTCTATAAGAATCTTGGTCTGCTTGGACAAGACGAGATGAACCGTTGGAATGCTGGAGTGACAGCACTGAACGGCTTTGAGAGTGCAGGTGGTGGACTGTCTGGTTACTACCCCAACGCACAGAATAATTATCCAGCCATATACGGCGATGAACAAAATAAACAGCAAAGACCTACAGAATAATGGAAAATAATTTCACCCCACTGCAAAGCGATGCATTATTTACGCCAGCTTCGGCAGAAGATTATATCCGCCCATACGCAGCGGCAGAACAACTGTTTCAGAAACGCAAAGGCGAACTGGAGCAGCGAGCGGATATATTGGCAAATTACTTGCCATACATAAATGACTCAACCCCAGAGGCTAAGAAGTTGTATGACGATGCACAGAATAAGCTGGATATGAATTTGCAGTTGCTGGGCAGTAAGGGGTGGAATTTGAATATGGAGCCTATCTTGGCTTTTAAGCAACAGTATAGGCAGACTAATACGTTGCTTGGTAAGGCTGTTACTGAACTTGAGAAACAACGAGCGCAGGACGAGCAACAGAGGGCTCAGAAGGGTGAGAATATCTGCATCTCTTATGAGTTGCAAGATGGCGAAGGTCATGGAACTGGAAGGTTCACTGTGCCTAATCTTGATAATATGCTTAGACAGGATGTGAAGCGTTATACTGTCGATTGTGATGATGTTCAGCAGAAGGCTATGCAGAGTACTGGTGGTGCTATGGGTAGGGCTAATGCTGCTTGGTCGAGGATGGGAGAGACGTTTTATGCTACCGACCCTGAGACTGGAATGCCTTTGAAGGGACCCGATGGTAAGTATATTAAAGCTAATATGCCGTTTACTACTTATGGAATTTCTCACTCTACGAGCAATGAGGGTACTATTGGTGGTATTCGTAGTTCTATGATGCTTGAGTATATCATGAATCCAGAGAAGTTTCAGAAGGAGATTGCGGCGTATAAGAAAGATTTGGTTCGTTATTGTGGTGATGAGCAGGCTGCACAGCAGGTTGTTGACGCTTTCTTCAATGGGGAGTTGAGAGACCAATTGAATGGTGTTCTTGATCAGGTTGGCTATGATCATCAGGATGTTCCTTCTCAGAGAAAGATTAATTTGGCTTTGATGCGAGGTCTTTATGCTGCTTCTGGATGGAAGGAGAATAAGCATGTTAGCTCACATTGGAATAATACTGGTGGTGGTGGAGGTCGTGGTGGTGGCTACAAAGAGACTGGGCCAACTGGTTTTGACATGACTACCAATTTGTACCAGCCTGAGGATAAGGTGCAGTCTGAAAGGCGTTCTAAGGCTCTTGATTGGTTTAATATCGATAGCAGCAAACTGGATTCTAATGGTGAAGTTAGTTATATTGATAAGCTTGGATTGAAGAATCGAGGGCGAGCTTATGATGGGAAATACAAGAATGGTGTTAGTTCTTACCAGAAGCTGGATAATATCATGCGTCGAAACAACTCAGACGAAAACGGCATGAAGGATGCTGTTTCGTTGTTTGATGAGAATGGTCGGCTTAAGAGCAAGGAGGAGTTTAGGGATTTGTTTAAAGAGATATGTAGTGAAGAATATTATCAGAAGATGAGTGCTGATGCTAATGTTGGAAATGTATATAAAAATGATATTTCTGACAGACCAACTGGATCTACCTTAGAAGAATGGATTTATAATAACCAAGCGAAAACTACAAGAGATCTCGTGCCTGCTAGTGCTACGCCTGGTGCTGGATTGGGGTTTGTTGTTACAGATGCAGTTACATCGATGAATAGATCTATCGAGCAATATACTGAGGATAAGTTGAATAATTTTTATACGAATCTTGAGAAAGCAATGATGGATATGTATGATGTTCCAGAATACAAGAAGAATGAAATTCTTAAAGACAAAACTGGCAATAAGTGGAATGAGTTCGTTGCATCTAATAAAATAACTAAAGAGAACTTCATTGATAGAGCAGATGACGTTATAAACGAAGAAGCGAACACAACAACTGATATGCTTACGATGAATTACAGCAAAGATACTGACTATATAGCGCAAAGAGCTTTAGCAAACGTACAGCGTAATGAGGACGGAGATTATTTGCTGCATGAGATTCCAAGCGATGATGTTCCGTATACGTTTACGAATATAAAAGATACTGACGCAGATGGTAATTCTTATAGTTATAAGGACTTTAAGATCAAAGCAAGTATAGATCCAGTGGAGGTATCACACGATGAGTTGTTTGGAGCGAATGGCGATAATGCAAACTTTGAGTATTATATTGCCCCAAACCCTTCACAGGGTCTTGTGATAAGGAATAAAAACACTAATAAGCAATACTTAGTCAGCCCTGCTGAGTTGCGTAATACTACGTTCTCAGCAGGTGCACTTGAACAGGTGGATGCATCGATTAAAGCTGCGAATAAGATGATTTATAGACTGAAGAATCAAATGAGAATGTGCTATAAACAAATCCGAAGACTTAACGAACATCAAGGGACTGGCGATGACGTACAACGCTATCAGAAACAGATATATTCTTTGCAAGAAGCAATTGATAAGCAAGTACAAGTCAAACAGCAAGCTTATCAATATATGAGTACTATACTTAATCAAGGGTTGTCTTATTCAACTAAACCAACAACAAACGGAAATTAAATAATAACAGTGTAATTAAATTTTAGTATGGAGGATTACAGAAAAGATGTTTTAGGTAATAACGAGGGCGTAGGCTACTCTGAGGAAGGTATTGTTGATGCTACTGGTGTATCGTCTCTTCACGATGCTTCTTCTGGCTATATGGAGGGTGATGGCACTGTCGATAACACACAGCAACAGATTCCTGTTGTTGAACAAAAAAGTCCCGAAGATGAGGAAAGAGATAGAGTCAAAAAGCTCGACGAACAGTTCATGAGTGTTATGTTGGACTCGCAAGACTCTATTAATCAGAACGCTAATTACTTGTCTTCTCTCAATGGAGTTGGCGCAAGGCAGATGATTAATTACAACGCTGCAGCTCATGCCGATAACTTCTGGGGGAATAGTGATGACTTGGACCAGTTCATGAGGTTCGAGTACGGCAAGGCTAAGTTTGACACAAGAGGTGACATACTGACTACCAATGCAGCAAAGTATAATAGGCAGGAACAACAGAATGGATTTGTTAGGGCAATAGGTAATGGTGTGCCTCGTATGGCAGTTCGAGCGGTAGGTACGTTTGCTGCTACATTTACTGGTATAGCGAGTGCTGTGGTGAATCTTGTGGACGCAGATGCAGGACGAGACTTTAGAAACAGTGTTGGTCCTACTGGTGTCAACAAACTCGTGGATGATTTTACTGATTGGTATAATGATGTACTTCCTGTCTATGTATCTGAAGAAACGGAGCAGGCTGCTCCATGGTCGTTGAAGAATCTTGGCTCTGCTAATTTCTGGGCAAACACATTAGATACTGTGGGTTTTACATTGGGCGGTGCGGCTGCTACATATGTTACTGGAGGCTGGGCAGTTCCTCTTACTGTAGGAGCAGCTGGCTTAGAGTTAGCTACAGATTTACAGAGGTCTAATGACCCCAACGATAGGTCTTTGTCTACCAAGATAGTGCCATCAATAGCTGCCATTGGAGGTGCACTCATTTCAAAGTATGTACCAAAAGCAGTGCAAGCGCAAATGCAACGTTTCGCTGTGGGTTTGCTTTCGGCTTCAGGCGAGGCTGAAAGTGAAGTTCTTAGTCATCGCAAAGATTTTATGATGAATAAGTATGATGCTTTTATGGCTAATACTCAACATCTGGAGGAACTTGAGAATGATAGATTTAATAATGACTTTGGTGCCCTTAATAAAGAGTATTCTGAAAAGCTAAAAGAAATATATGATGGTAAATATGACGATGCAACCAAGGCAATAAAGAAAGCATTGTTGGATGCGGAATACAACCCTCAATTCGATAAACTTAGGACAGAACACGAGAGCAAAGTAAAGGATATTAAGAATTATGCCGTGAAGGCATATAATAATGCTTACAGAGAATATGAAAATGCTGCTGGCATTATTCGTAATGCTAACATTGCAATTCTAACACTCTCGAATGCGATAGGTGCTACTCGCATGTTCAATGGTGGATATAGGCGTTTTTTAGCTTATGGCAAACCTAATTATGCAAAAGGAGTTACTAAAGAAGCTGCCGAAAAAGTAATGAGGGGCGAGAGTGTAGATGGCGTTGGAACAAAGGTGTTTGATGAGGAGTTTAAGAAAATAGGTTTCTTTTCAGGCAAGGGTCAGTTGCTTGGCATAAAATCTGGTGCATCCGAGTACGCAGAGGAGTTTGGTCAGAATATGTGGGGTAACGCAGGCAAGGCGTATGCCGAGGTGTATGCTGATGATTACTATGGACAGATAACGGACCAAAAACAGTTTAGGGCTGCGACTGATGGTATGGCTGCGACGATGAAAGATATAGCTTGGCAGGCTGGGTTTAAGGCTATGGGAGATAGTCTCACTGATGGTCAGGCTCACTTGGAGGGAATGATGGGCTTCTTGATGGGTTATATTGGTATACCAATGCTTCAGAAGCCAAAAGTTACCGCAGAGACGATTAACGGTCAAGGTAAGAAAGAAAAAAAGACAAGGTGGCGTTCTCCGATCCGATTCCTCGGTGGTATCATGGGAGAGATTGAGGAGGAGAATAGAAAGAATCAGATGCTGGCGGAAAAGGCTAAAGAGTTGAATGAACTTCTGACACCAGAGAAGCGTGAGGAGTGGAAAGCCAGAATGCTTTATATGGCGAAGTCGAATGCTTATGCAGAAGAAAAGGAAAAGGCGACAACTAGCAATCCGTTTGTTCGTTTTGCTCAAAAGATGCGTGGTGACAATGGAGCTAAAAATGCGGCATGGGTAGAAACTGGAGATAAGAACGCATGGATTAATGCGGATGATAAGGAGCTCTTGTCTCTTGTTGAACTGATGCTTACTACAGGTCAGGAAGAGATGCTTGACTCAATGATTAGTATGATAGACCCTGATGCTTCTGAGGCTGATCTTCGTAAGATTAAGAATATGAGTTCAGTCAAAGATGCTAACGGCAATGAGGTTGGCGAGTATTCTAATTATAAAATTGAAGAGCTAACTGCGGATGCTACTGAAGAGCAGAAGAGGGAGCACGAGCAGAATGTTCGTGATATGCGTAAAAAGATTAAGGAGAACCGTGACCACCTGAAGAATGTTGTAGAAGCTTATAAAAATAATCTTCAGCAGATTATTATAGCAAGCAATAATGGTTTTGACCGAGAGGCACTTAAGATGCTTACTTGGTATAAGACTCGAGTGGATCTTTTCGAGCAAAGAGCATCGGAGATATATGAACGTAATGCAGAACATTTCAATGCGTTTAATGATGCAATTGGTGCTTATGTGGCAGAAGTTGTTCGATCAGGACAAGAAAGTCTCGATGCTGTTAATAGTGCGTTGGCTGATGGGAATATACAAGAGAAAGATAAAAAAGAGCTTTCAAATAAAAAGCAATCGATTGAGAATACCATACAAGTATTTCAACAAGGTTTGCTGGAGTGGCAGAGTCGGTGGAGAGAGGTGAATGAGCAGCCCAATCTATCAGTTGTTCAGAAGACTAATAAGCTCTTTATGGGTAATGTTAGGGCAATGATTAATTTGTCGAAGATTAGTGATTCTGCTATTGAAAATCAGCGAGCAATGGAGGGTTTGCTGATGTCGATGTATACACAGATGAATGATGCTAATACTCCATTTGATTCTATTAATTCGTTTCTTACTAAACCAGAAGAGCGAGCTAAGTTTGCGAGTGAGGTGTATGGTATTGCTCAGTGTTTAAACAATAGGCAGGTATATCAGGATAAGTTTAATTATTATAAAAAGTTTCCCAACGCAAGTCGAGAGGTGTATCAACTTATCATGGATGATTTGAAGAGGAAGGCTGCTAAGGAAGAACAGCTGAAAACCGAGAATGATCTGAAATCGAGCAAATTTGTTGGTAGTATCTATAACGTTGTAGAAAGACTAATCAAGGAAGGCAAGTCTGTGGAAGAGATAGAAGATACAATATACAAGCTAATATCAGAAGGTCAGAATAGCGAAGTGCTAAAAGCATTTATCAATAACATGAAGTTCCTTCAAGACTTTCATGACGCATTATCTACTCTTATATACGATGGCAGCGGCAGAAGCGGTAAAATTGTCTCTTTTCAAAGAATTTTGCTCAGAGTCATGTTTGATGCCGCAAAGACTACAGTTGGTGAGAAAAATATAATTAAAAAAGGAAAGGAGATATTAACTGAGCTATTAGCGGATCAAGAAAAGTTTATTAAATATATTACTGAAAATAATTTAGTTGGAAGTTCTGATGTTATAGAGGACATAAGGGAGGTACTTAAAAAAGATCCAGACAATTCAGATAAATTATACGGAAAGCTTAAGAAAATAAAGATTTATGAAAACGAAAAAGATAAGCCAGCAACGAAATTTGAGGCTATACAGAAGGAAATACCAAAAGCCTTCGACGTGGCTTTGGAGGTAATGGAACATCAGCGTAAAGCCAAGCAAGAGAACTCAGAGGGACCGAGTATGTCCGAAGAAGAAATAGAGGCATACAACAAACGAGTAGAAGAAACAAGACTCAGAGCAAGTAGAGCGTCGTTGTTGAATTATCGTTCAAGCCAAGAGTATGATAAGTTAGAGAATGTCATCGCTGGTTTCGACCAATCTAAAGCCGAGCAAGCTGCTACACAAACTGCCAATAATCCCGAATCTAAAGGAAAGAAACCAGAAGGAGATAATGCAAATGGCACAGGAAGTACACCAACCGAATCGCCAAATAAAAGAAACAAGAATAAAAGAAACAAGAAATCTAATCTCAACTATGATGACGGTTCAATCCTTGATGATGAAGACGAAGCACTTAAAGATGAACAACAGTACAGCGAAACATTAGGTTACTCTGTTGAGGTTGATAAGCAGCTGAAAAGTAAGCAAACAGAAGGCAAATGGATTCCATCGGTACCTTTCTTTAACTCTATAATGAAGGAAGCTAAGAAGTTAATAAGAATATGTAACACAAGAAGAGTTAAGAAAGGCGACAAAACGGTAGAGGAAGTATGTGCTAAAAGCGAATCACCATGGAGTAAGTTTTGGGATATGCTCCAAAAGCTCAATGTATTCTCTAATCTTGACGAGAAAGCAGCTGCTGATGCAGACGCAATTCACGTTGGCGATGATGTCTATTTTATTATAGATAAATTTGACGAAGGAGCAGGTAAGTCTGAAATCTTTGGTCTTAGCAAAGAAGAATTGACTTATGATGGCAGACCAATTATATTTATGGCAGTAAAGAAAAGTACTGGCTATAAGTGTATTGGCACTATGGAGACTACAGAGTCTGTTCTACAGAAGAATAATAAACTCGACTTCTATAACCAATGTGTACAAAACGCTGCTGAACAGCAGCATGCTTATATTCACAATTCTGTAGCTAAAGTCAGTGCAATCAGTTCAGGTCTTGTTGAAACTTCAGATACTCAGAACAAACTATCTGAAGTAACTCCTGATTATAAAGACAGATTGATAACATTAAAAGATGTCAATAATGGAACAATAGAATCTGAAGCTTTGGGTGGAAAGGCTACCATAAGGCTAAAAGGAGGTCTTGGTTTAAAGCCAAGCACATTGTATTTATTAGTAAAAGACAATGTTAAAGGTGACTGGGTTCCAATGCGATGTGCTGTAGGCAGATTCAATAAGAAGGATGAACAGCGACTTTCAGAAACCAAAACGTGGAAAAGAGCTCTCGAAGCAATAAGAAACTACTGTAATGTAATACACGGAGACAACTGGAGCAAGGACGAAGAAAGTACAGCATTTAGCGCATTGAATGGTATTATTAACTTAACTGGCTATGGTATTCACATTAATATAAATAAAAACAAAGACACCAATCAGATATATATATCTGTAGAAAAGAGAACATATATAAAAGATGATAATAGTCAACAAGAAGCTAAGGAAACAACTGAGGCAGAAAGCAAAGGAGAGAATAACGAAGAAGTTTCTGAAGAACAAAAAGCAAAATATACAATTGACTATGGAGTAGACGTACGTTTCAATGGTGATTTGAATCAGTTGTACGAGGAGCTGAAAGAAGTTCTCATGACTAATGAGAACTTTAAGATACCGTTCCGAATTAATAATGGTGATATTGATGCATTCAAAACTGGAGAAACAGTTAAAGGCGAAAAAGAATATTTTTATGCAAAAACACTTCAGGAGTTAATAGACGAAGGCATAGTGTCGATCAATCTAGCCAAGGGTGGTGGAGATCACACCGTTGGTTCATACGCTGTTGTTGATGCTACCAATCTTAAGTCAACTACCAAAACTGACGAGTCCGATAAATCTAAAGAAGAAGATAAGTCTAAGGGAAAGCCAGTTGAGGACAAGAACAAGAATAAGAAAGAAGAACCAACATCTAACGGATATAATCGAGAGCAGTTCGTTAATGGAGTATCTATAAAAGAATCTAAATCAGCGAATGGATATAAAACCATTGTTGTATCTCGACGAATGTATGATACTGAAAATAATTTAAAGACATCAGAAGTATCAGTAGTTTACACAGATGACGGAATAGTTTCTGAAGTGCTCATTGATGGTGTTGTCGTTAAAGGCAAAGCCATTGCTAAAGTTATATCACAGAATATCGACAAAGTAGATATTCTGAGTATAGGAACAACTCGTTGGGCTAACAGCAATGGCGTAACAGAAAATATGATACTTATTGTTCCTACTGGCAAAACGACAGTTAAAGTATATAATGTTTCCAAAGAAACGGTTGACGGCAAAAAATCTCTAAAGTTCGAGTTGGCGGTTTCTGATCGCACAAAAAAAGGATATTCATTAAAAGAATTAGCGCATGATTATGTTGATGAAGTAGGTCGTATGGTCTATGCATGGAGGTTCCTCGATAAGCAATTCGGCCTTGCCTTTGTCTATCTGAATCCTCAAAACATATTCAACATACACAATGTAAACAACTATTTGAATACTCTTGTAGGTAGCAATGGAGTACTAAAACAAAAAGTTCTATCAGGGGAAGTATCAGCCAAAGAACTCAATAATATTCTTGATACCATGTATCATGAAGGTATCGAAATCCCTGATGCTACAAATGGTATTCCAGAAGGTTGGGAAGGTTACTTTGAGACTCGTGCGTTCCTCAGCAAGTTAATCTCTAACGAACAAGCCAGAGAAGCAGCAGCTCAAGCAGAAGCAGCCAAACCTACTCCTCCGTCTGCCACAGCTCCTTCTGTCGTAGAAGAAGAGTCTAAGACTCAAGCTGCTGATACTCAACAGCAGGCACAGGGTACAGCTACAGAGCAGAGTGCGACAACAGATCAACAGGCTTCTGAGCCCACCACTGATGTTGCTGCCGAACAACAGTCATCTGAGGTAGAAGCGCAAGAGAAGAGTGCTACTTCTGAGAATGTTGATGCTTCTACTAATGACACTAATACGTCTCGTAAAGCACGTAGACGCGCTAGTCGCCGTTCTGACATAAAATCCCAAGACAAAAAAGCCCCAAGAATAAATGTAGAATACGAAGTTGCAAAGATAAGAGAGATGCTACCATGGATAGCTCGTGAGGATGCTTTTAGAATAGTTAATGGCTTGATCATAGTAGGTAATAAAGGTGCTATGGCACAAGGTCTTTTCGAAAATGGTATTATCACACTAAGCCGCAACGCAAAGCGTGGTACTGGATTTCACGAAGCTTTTCACTATGTATTCAATACCATGATGGACGAGCAACTACGTCAAGACATGATTGATGAAGTTAAAGCAAAGACCAAAATAGAAAACGATGAGGAAGCTGAAGAGTGGCTCGCTGAAACTTTTGCCAACTACATGGTCAATAGAACATATCCAAAGAGCTTGTGGCAAAAGATTAAAGAGTGGTTCGAGAGCTTATTGAAAATACTTTCGATACCTCACAACGAACTAACTCCACTTATGGAACATGTATTCCGAGTTATAAACGAAGAGGCAAGACATGAAACACTAAAGTCTGATGTGCAGCTTACGCATCTCTCTGCAAAAGTGAGACTTAGCAATGGAGAGTATATCAAGGATAACTCATTCAGTAATCTTAATCAAGAGACAAAAGACAAACTGTTTGAAGCAGGTATCACGCCTATGGAGTTTGAATTGCTTAGTCCTGATAGTCGCAAAGATGCATTAGGTTGTTTATGAAATTATGGCTAATTTTGATTTCGTTGAATAAATAATTTACCACAAGTATGAGTTGCTTACACTTCAAACAGGCTTATTATATTGCAAATATTGTACTTAAAGATATAATGGGCAGGGTGATGCCTGTTTCTTTCGCCAACAGACTTATTGATGATGCTATCAGATTTGGTAGGCTCACAGATGACATTGAAGCACTACAAAATATGCCTGATGAAATTGTTGGTCAGATAATAAAACAGTACGTCTTTGATCTTATTGCAGCGCAAAAGAAAACCGTAACCAATTTCAATGTTGAGGAATTCCTAAAGGAAAGAGCTCCTTATATGCAGTTCTATTATGACTATTATAGAGTAAACCACTCTAATGCGTTCATTGGTCAGAAAGCAAGAAAAGAGCGTTTTGACAAAAAGGACGAGCTTACGATGGTCTATGAGAATACTGACGTAGACAGCAATACCGTTGCCATGCTCGATGTTTCACCGTTAAATGATGTAGAGAAAACACTAAAAGTTTGCGAGAACGTACTTAGAAAAGGTGGTAAAATTATGCTTCCTTCAATGAGTGAATTGGAAACTTTGTGGCAAAATAGTGGAAGTGTCTTTGAACCTCGCCTGCTTCATGCTGCATACGAAGAGCTCATTACCACATTCACCAACGCTGGATATACAATTGATGAGGAGCGAACAGATAAGGGTGAGCTCAAATCATGTTCCATTCAACGGAAAGTTGATGAGAATTACCTGCCTCTTGTCGAAGCCAAAAAGACTTCTAACAACAAAGCCAATAAGAGGGGAAAGACCACAAAGAAAGACAAAGAGCAACAGAGTGTAATATCTAAAATTGAAAACGAATACGAGAAGCAGATAACAGAAATAGCAACCGAGATTCAGAATAAGAGGGATGAATTAGAAAAGCGATATAAGAATAAAGAAATAAGCCAAGTAGAGAAACAGTTACAGGACGAAGCTATTAATGCTGAGGAAGATAAAGCCAATGAGAAAATTACAAAGCTTCAGAACGAGCGTGACAAAAAGATTGAAGAAATTAAGAGTGGCAACAATAAAGAAGAAGTCACTGTACGAAGTGTAATTAAACAAATACTAGAAAAGTCGAAGAAGAAGAATTCCAATGTACTGTCTCGTTTGGCAAACCAAAAGAAGCAAATCAAAAAAGGTATTGACTATACTTCCGATAATCTATTTAATGCAACAGATAGTTCATTCAGTAGCGAAGAAACGCCTGCTGAACAAAAGTTCCAAGAAGTTACTGCATTTGATAATCTTCTTGGAGGAAATCTTCAACTTAAAGAAAGACTCATCAGCGGGGTTGTAGATGATATTCAAGATAATTTATTTGAAGATCCGCTTGTAGAAATATTTTTAGATTATTTCGATATTATTATAGGTAAACTTGCTAACAAAATTAAAAACACAGAAAGCAAAATCAAATCTGCAAAACTTCAGCAAAAACTCAAATCAATACAATTAACTCGCAAGCTTATTGCAGAAAAAGACTTTAGCGAATTAACAAAGAATGATTTTGCTCTTGCTGTTTATCTGCATATTTATCTTAGTCAAGCGGCTGATTGGACACAGCATGTAATATTAAACAAAAAGTACGAAAAATATAATTTAATTGATGGAGGTGTATTAAATGACGAAGACTTCCTCTCTCTATTGGATGTTGTTCCTGATGCGCTATTTGAGAGTAGAAATGCATTAACACATTTTGATACAATGAGCCATCGTTTCCTAAAAGATATTTTTGGTCCAATAAGAAAAATCTCAATAGCAGAAGATAAAGCATTAGCTGGTTTGTCGGATATGTCTGACTACGAGTTCTTAAAGCATGAAGGCAAGACTGAAGAGGAGATACCAAAGCTTCTTGAGGAAGATGAGAAACTACGAACCGCAAAAGAGAACGCATACAATATCTGTGGTCAAATGATTAATGAAATACTTAACTCTTTGTCTCGCAGATTTAACAGAAAAATAAACCTTACCCCAGAGTACTTTCTGAAAAACAACACAGAAAAATTCCTCTTTGATGTGACCGAGCTCGAAGATATAAAAGCTGATCTTAACACACAAGAGGAGTGTGGCTCTGCCGAGAATGATTATCATGATGCAGATGCTGAAGAGGAGTCTGCTCATGATATTCAGATGGTTGCCAACGACAAACGTAGTGTTGTTGAGACCATGAACATAGACATCAAGCGTACACTTAGTTTTATACGCAACTACAAATACAGCGAGATTCTCTTTGATGAAATACCAGATCTCACAAAAGAGATTAAAGATAAAATCATACAAGAGACCAAAGAGAACATAGACAGCGGAGAAGAAACTCATGGATTCATAAAAGACGACAACGGTAATATAAAAGGAATCTATCGTTTTGACTATATATTAAACAACTACACAGATTCTGTAGAGCATCTACCATTCAATGTAGTCTTCTCTAAGTTGATGGATATATTCCAGTATGCCAACAACAAACGAGGCTTTAAGGACAGCGAGGATATGATGGCGTACTTCGAGGCTCACAAACGTAGTTATCCTTTTCTCTTCTCTCTTGTCCAGTATCTAAGAACGAAACCTGAGATACAGACACAGCTATATGTTGCTTTTACCAAAGGGCAGTATAAGTTCATCTCGTATGTCAGTGGCTCTTATCATCCTGCCGAATATAAATATGGTGAACAAATACAATCTGATAGAGGCAAAGAAGGTAGTAATTACATACTTCAGTCTAATAGATATTATCGTGTCAACGAGAACCAAATGGACGGTGCGCAAACATTAGCCAAGCAAGTCCAACAGAGTATTAATTCTGGTAATGTCCTCGAAACAGGTAGAAGGTATATTGATAGGGAGCATGTAGAAAAACTCAGAACATACGATAAAAAAATATTATCACAATTCAATGATCTAAGAAGCGGACAGTACCACATAGAATATTCATTAAAAAATATATCAATATATGATACGAATGGAGGTATAAACAAAACAGCTCTAACTCGTCATCAGATAGGTACATTAAGTGATGGAAAACCAGATTGGGAGTATGAGTATAGTGGAGTTAAAGCTTTTTCTGAATTCGTATCTAAAACTATTACAGGTGATATTAGAAAAAGATATGGCACTGTAGATTTTGATTCATTAGTAAAGCAAGACTCGGAGCTCTTTGAGGACATTGCTACAGCTTTGCGAGCAATCGGTATTGACACAAACAAGACAGATGTAAAGTATGCACTGTCTACTGAAATCGATTCGGAAGGAAAGATAAGTGGATTGCCTTTCTGGAGATTTCAGCAAGCGATGAAGAGGCTAAGCGATAGAGTAGCAGGCATTGAAGAAGATAAGACAGGAATTGAAAAAGTTCAAGGTGCAAATACATTTAGGTTTTTTGAGTTTATAGCTCCATCAGTATATTCTGTTGCTGCGACATTGCCAACACTTAACGTCTCTATGGTGGAAGCAGGTACGATGGTTGGTACTCAGATGTATAATTCGTACCACAATATGAGCTTGATTGATGAGCTCAAGAAAGTGCTTGGTGATGATCAAAATGATGCAGATGTAGAGCAATTTATTAAAGAGAGGTATTTGCTTGACGGACACCGTTCCTACTTTACAGAAAGAGATGCGCTTGGTAATCAAGTGATACTTCATCCTTTCTTGGATATGATCTGTCCTTCAGGAAAAAGAGGCTCCAGAAGTGCTGGTAAAGGTGAGGGTGATATAGCAACTACAATATCAAAAGCTTTAAGAAAATGTTTCGGGGAATATCAGCATAAGTTCTTGTGCTTTAAGAAAGATGAACTTCATAACTACTCTGACGATTTTACTGAGTTTGAAAAGATGCAGGCTACAGACAAGTTCAGATTTGAGTTTGATATGTGGCTTAATCCATATAGAAAAGCAAATGGCTCTCGTGAATTTTCTGAAGCAGAAAGTAGTTTAAGAAATATAGGGCTCGGCATGGCATATTACGCATTGCCAACAATGGCAGATAGTAGTAATGAGATCTTCTGGGCTCTTCCGAAGTATTCGGATCTTGATAGCAAAAATGAAGGATCTTTGCTTTACGACTTGGCTCTGTCTCTTAAGATGGAACTAAACAGAATTGTTGCGTTTAGGTCTAATGCTTATATAGATGAGAATGGCAATAAGGTTCCTCTTGATAACACTAAGTTACCTAAGACATTCGCCAAGAATGCAGGTAAAATAAACAAATTCCCTGAACTCAATAAGTTTAAGGTAAAGTTTGTAGATGTAAGTAATCAACAACATGAACTATCGCTTGTAGACTGTCTGACGAAAGCAATGGCAGATCCTTCTGCTTTTGCTGATGGAGTGGTAACTATTATTGACTCCGAAGGTAAAAGCAGAACAGTAACTCTAAATCGTACAGAATTGGATAAAGAGGTTTGGCATGAGATTGCTATGCATGCCCTTCATTCATATATGGACATTAGGGTTCTTCAAGATGTAGAGCGTCTTAAGGAGCTTGGTGTATTCTCTTTCGATCCTGAAAGTTTCTATGGTAAGTTTCAGTTCATTAATATGCCAGAATGTTCTGACGCCAATTATCAGAGGTATCAAGTAGCTATTGCTGTTGCTCGAGCTTTCTATGATAGTAATGAACTTCAATTTGATGAGAATGGAAAACTGCTTCCTCCTGTTCGCTTTCAAGAAATATTCGATACTCTGAGCGATTTCTATATTGATGATTTTGAAGACATTGATAAGAATGCTTTCCCACGTGGATGGCAATTAAGTTCAGAGACGAAAGAAGCACTTGAAGCAAATCCACATCTGTTGATGGATTTTATACTCAAAATATCAAAATGCGAGTATTATGGTTTCGATGAATTAACCAAATCAGACGAAGAAATTAAAAGGACTGAAATTATAGATGGAGATTGTGATGCAATACTTAGTGGTTTTATTAAAGCCCTATCAGGAGTTAGCGTTAACGGTGTTGCAAACAAGGAAAGCGCAATATATAAAGCTTTTGCACCTCTGACTTTTGAATCAAGAGTACACAAGCATGTAGTAACTAATTCCCAATTAGCAGGCTTGGGCGAAGAATATCATCTCTTCAAAAAGTTACGCCATTTTATTTGGAACTCTATCATGGCTAAAGATACCATGTATGCATTAACAGTTGGAGACCTTGCTCAGTTCAAAGGAGCAACTGACCTATCCAAACGTTTTAAAGCTGTTGTGGCTGCATACGAGCGGTGTGACATGGCCGCTAAACGAAAGGATGGTACTTATGTCAGAGACTACTACGGCAATGAAAAGATTAGGGATAAATGGGTTGAAGCTCAAGAAGCCAAAGGAAGGAAGATTTCTTCCAAGTACAAAAACAAATGGATTGAAAACCAAAAAACAATTGTTCTCGAAGACTTAGAGACTAAAAAAAAAGATAACGGGTCTCAAGAAATAACAGGTTTCAAGGGAGTAAGTACTTTTTTTAATGAGCAGCTTTTACCTGAACTGTACCGTAAGCAGCAAGCAGGAGTAATTACTATGGACGAATTCAACAATATTGTCAAGGCATATCAGAGCGAAAGTACCACAGATGGTATTACTTATCGTACACTCGAGTCTACCAAGAAGATATATGATTTCTTGGGTCTCTCAACTCGTGAGACAAATGAAGTGTACGAGAGGTTAATGGCTGGTGAGCACGTTCCTTTTGCAGAAATAACCAATGCTTTTCAGCAGCAAAAGGACGTGGCAATCAACTACGAAACGATATACAATAAGTACTCTAATGCCGCAATGTCCGATGAAGAGAAGAATGAAATCAAGGAATATGCCCTGAATCTTTTCAACCTAATCAAAGACTCTACCTATACGCTTCTGCCTTACTCTAAGGAGTTTCAAGAGTATTACGGAGATAATAGTTTAATTTCTGGTATAATGAAATTCTGTAAAGAGAATCAAGTAGACTGTGTCCACTTTGCCTCTACACAGAAAATCAATGTATATAATACAATAAACATTTCAGAATGTGAGAACGGAACTGATGTTTACGAAACACTGAACAAGGCTCTCGAACAAGCAGATGCTGTACGTGATGATAGAGGTTTCTCTACTAAAGAAATATGGCATGCTGAGAGTTGGAGGCTTATTGGTCGTCAGGTATCTACGACACAGGATCATGTGACAGACCATACTTCCAAAATGGGAGCACAGCTTGATGCTCTCATTAGATCGCAGATGCCAAAGACTTGGTGGGGTGTAGACGAAAACGGCAATCCAAAAGAATTTGAAACTAAGATAACTGTATACAGTAGTGACGGTAGCGTAGATAAACAACTCGATCCTAAGCAGTTCTACGATCTCACTACTTATGTTCAGTTGACTAATGTGCGCAAAAACCTAAAAGCTCTCGAAGAGCAGTTTGAAACAAAAGAAAAATTCTCAGAATATCTCATTCATCAGCTTGAACATTCTGAACTATATTCAGAGGATCTGAAACGTGCTATTCAGATTAATCCTCTCACCAATGATTTCTTTGTATCAATAGACAATCCTGTTATATTGCAGAAGATTATGCCAGTTCTTTCCGCCATGGTAAGTAAGCGTATTAATACGCAAACTACAAGCGGTGGTACTGTGTACGAAACACCTTCATTCGGTTTTGCTATGCAAAATGAACATGAGGAAGGTTTTACTCCACAGAAGAAAAGGAATCCAATAACAGGTCAAGAGGAGATTGATTATATACCTTGTCGTATGCCTTATTGGTCTAAGACTTTATTTGAAGCCTATGCAGATGCAAATGGTGATATTGACATCAATGATATACCTATTGAGTTGCGAGAGATGATAGGTTATCGTGTGCCTACTGAGAACTTCTACTCCATAATGCCGTTTCGTATTGTAGGTTTCTTGCGACCTGAGCAGGGTACTTCTATTATGGTGCCTCAGGAAATTGTTACTTGGGCAGGCTCTGACTTTGATATTGATAAACTCTTCATACACTACAAGAAATTCCAAGTAGAGCGCAATACGAACATCAAAGAGATAGATAGTAAAAAAGCTTGGCAACAATTTTATCTTAGTGAGTTAAGTAGCGACAAAGCTGATTCTAACGTCAGAAGAGCTGTATATCGATGGAGAGAGATTGCAAAGCAATATAAGAATGATGCTGCCTCTTCGTCTATTAAAGACCAAAAGCAAAGAGAACAAACTGATGCAGATATTGAATATCTTATTGATGTTATAGATGATTTCTTTGAAAATCGCACAAATGATAACATCAATGCATTGGTATTTGATAAAAGGATAAATCAAGCCATGACTGAGCTTGCTAATTACAAAGGATTTAAATCCAGAGGGCTTATCGCAGATTGCTTTAGTGGTTTTGAGTTTAAGAGTGTAAGGGAGGAATTTGAAAATTTTGCCTTGAAGAGTGGTATTATTAATGAAGAGAAGAGAGTTGTCATCCCCAAAATAAACCTCAATGTAAGCGAAGGCACAGAACTTAGCGAGGAGGATATGCTAAAGATTTTTAATGAAGTAGAAGATGCATCTCGTGCAGCAAGAGAGAACTTACTCGTAGATCTCTATAGCGCACGACTTAAATCAGACTTCAATGCTCTACGTCTACATAAACCAGGTGGTTTCCCGACAGTGAAGAAAATCTCTGTTGCAATGACTATTAGAAATGCTAAAGCTAATGGTACTCTTGCTGCAATATATGATGAAATTAAAACTTCACAAAAGAATCAAGAACTTGCTTCTGTTGTTGGAGAGCTTTTGAATCTAAGCAATGATAGGGTATTCAGTTCATTGATGTCTGGTAAGATTGAATATTCAAATGGAAGCACATTAGAAATTAGAGACAGTGTTCTTTCTGAGCTTAAAGAATTATGCGACAATAACGAAGTATCTCCCCTCGATGCTTCTACTGACTATGTATTATTTAACCGCAATATGGTTGGTAAACGCATGGTTTCTATTATGGCAATCCATGTCAAATTCCAAGCTCTATTCGAGTCTTTGAACTATTCTGGAGGTCTTCTTGAATTCAGCGATGAGTTTAAAAAGAATTTCAAAGTATCTATTGATGGTAAATCTCCAATGGCATTAGGAAGTATGTTTAATAACAAAACAGATCCTAATAGTCCAATTAGATATTTCACAGCCGATGCTCTTGGTGAACCTCTTGCTGCTTCTGTGGATAATGCCAAAGATCCTACTCTTGATGCAATGGGTCTTAATGACTATACAGCAAATATCTTTGCTAATATGCTACACCTTGGCTATCCTATTGAAACTGTTTCACTCTTAATGAACCAGCCTATTATTAAGAAAGCTGTGAAGCTTGCTTCGTTATACCAGAAGAGTTCATTTAGCTTTTATGAGTTCTTTAGGGATAGTATATGTAAGAATATGCTTAACATTGATATAAACAATGATTTATTAGGCAGGAATATTGACGTCAATTCAGGTGAACTCGATATGTGTATTGGAATGGACTTTGATAGTATGCCTAAAGAGGGAAGTAAGGAGTATGAGATACAAATGAACGTAGCAAAAGTCATTGGTGTTATGACAATGATTTCTAAAACAATAGATGACTTGCAGGGAGCATTGGGTTACAGCCAAGCTAAATCTTCGTTTACCAATAAATTTGAGAAAACACTTACAAATTATAATAAAGGAAGATACTATAAAAAAAGCAACTATCAGAAGTTTCATAAAAAGTCTAAGCCAATTGAAATATTTGATAGGAATATTTTTAATAGTGTAATATACGATAACTACGAAGAGGAACTTCATAACAAAGAACCTAAATCAGCACTTGATTATGTAAGACCAAAAGGCTCAAAAGCCTCTCTTGTACCTTACATTCAGGGCATGATGGACTATGGTTTGATTCGACCAATGCAAATGTTTGCGAAATACTTTACTGCTTATAGACCTGAAACGCTCGCAGTAATAGACGCAGTAAATGAATATGCCAAAAGAACATCAGACGAAAGACCATTTAGTCTTAATGATAAAGACATACAGAGCATTATTACAGCGCAGATGCTGTTTAAGAGTTCTAATGATATTCTGAATACAGTAAAAGGTGGTTTGAAAACTGATTACTCTTTGGAGGAGATTCGAGAAGCATTTATCACTACATTCCCTGATGTGTTCATGAATTTCCTAAAGGATTACAGAATATACGGTAAAATAAAAGGAAGTCAATACAGCAGCAATAATGACAGAGGTATAAGAGAACTTACAAAGGAATTTGAAATCCTTAATCATATAGTTAAAGCTGAACGAGTATACTATGATTATGGAGCAAGGAAAACTTTGAATGTATTACAATTTGCTAAATCTGGCAGAGTAGATAAATCAACACAAGGTATTCTTACTCAGAGCTGGCTCAATATGGTTAATGATAGTGACCCTGTTGTTGCAAAGTATGGTAGGTTGCTTTGGGTGTATACGTTCTTACTTAATGGCTCTCGCTATGGTTTTCAGACGTTTGGTTCGTATGCTCCAGCATCTTTGATGATGAAGTTTCCTGATGCATTGGAATCTATGAAGCAGGTAGTATCTACATCAAATCAAGATGAATTCAACAAATTCTTAGACCAGTTGATTCGGAATAAGCCAAAAATGTTTTTTGACGAAAACTCTGCTATGTTTCCGTATTTTCCCTCAAAGCCACAAGGTAATAATAAAAAAGAAAGAGCAAGTATTCTTTTTAGTGCTATTAAAGATGGGGATGAGTTCAAAGATATTGTTCGCTTCGACTTAAGCAACTTTAATACTAAATATGAAGCAGCTATGTATTTTGCTGTGCCAATAAGTCATAAGGAAGGCAGATCATTAGCTATATACAAAAAGGAGATAGACGAACAAGGTAATTACTACTGGAAGAAAGAAGTCGTTCTTGGTAATGAAACTCTTAATCTCATGCAGTTTAATGACAAAGAACCTTTGAATGTTAGCTTGAAATTGAATATAAATCAGTCGTATGAAGAAGCCAAAAAACGAAGAGCTGCGAGCAAGATTATAGAAGAGAAACAAAAGAGAGAGCTAGAGCAACAAGATCATATCAATGAAGTTCTAAGTAAACTCGAAGAGCTGTCTGATAGAATTACCGATGATAGAGATCCTAATGCTATTGGTAATAACTCCACACATTATCTATTAGATGGTAAGGAGCATATGCGTACTCACGCCTATATGGAACAATACTGCGACAACTATACCGTTGTAGATAAAGAGGAAGCTACTGCGGATATAAATAAAAAGATTGAGGCAGGTGTAATAAATTCTAAGTTCCCACTCTCTGTAGAAGGCTACAATAAAACTGCTGAGATTGGATCTATTATTGGTCAGGCTGTTGATGAGTATGCAAGATTGTATTTCAAAAAACTTAACGGAGAGGAGCTTACGAAGGACGAAAAAGAATACATGGATACTGTGTTCGATAGTAATAGCCCAGGGTACCAACGAAGCTGGCTGTACAAGACAATGCTTGAGAAGTTTGGATACTTTGGTGTTGATAAGTATAAGTTACAACAATCGCTTAAACATACAAAGTGGAGTGTAGATAATGAGTTAGGTAAATTGGTGGATAAGATTAATAATGATCATCCAGGAAAGAATAAATTCTTATGTAGCATTAATGGCAAGAGCATCAAAGCATGTACAACAACCATTGTAAATGGTGAGGAAGTAAGCGTTGGCGGCGAAATAGACATGCTTGTTGCCCATGCTGATGGCACATTCTCTATCGTTGACTTTAAAACAATTGGTAGAACTGCTGCTACGATTATATACGATACCACAATAGGAACAAAATCTTTAGGTTCTACTAAGTACATACCAAGAGCAGTAACAGATGACGATATATGGGCTATCAACATTTGGGAGAACTATAAGACACAGGTAAATGTCTATCGTAGCATCTTGATGAATATGTTATCTAAGGAAGGTATTGACATAACAATTAATAGCTTATACTTAGCTACATTTACATCAACTAAAAGTTACGAATATCCTATAAGAAAGTTAAGCGATGGCTCTTATGAATATAGCCCAAGTCCTCTTCCAACTGACCAAAAAGGTGAAATTGTGAGTGTTCGTATTACTACCGACAGTGGTGCTGAACCAAAAGATTTGCATACTCGTCCTGTGCAGATTGACTCTAATTTATCGAATATACAAGACCCACCGAGGACTTTAAGGAAGAAAAACCAAGACGAACTATCTACAACCATCGAGACTTCAACTGAGGATATTATGAACCAGATAGATGCTATCCTTACAGAAAATCTTGTTGATGTTCCTAAGTCTTCTGCTATCTCAACTTCATCATCATCAAGTCTTGCTTCGTCTACTGCTGGGTCATCTTTACTTGCTCCTTCTGTATCTGTTGCAACGAGTTCCTCGGCATCTCCCGATACTGGTAGCAGCTCAGAGTCGCAAGGCATACAAACCATAGGTGAACTACGAAACGCCATGATGTCAACCATTGGAGACGACTCAGCTCTCGGTGTCATCGACTCCATCATCGGAGACCTTACAAACACTGAACTCACTCGATATGGAAATACTAAGGGTGAACAAATGCAAATGGGTTTTGCTGATGTTGATAAAGTCATAAAACTATTTGAAAAACGAGGTCATCCTGTAACTGCTGTTGTTGCTTCTCAGATAAGTAAAGGTGTTCAAGAATGGAGTAAGAACTCAAATAAATACCCAGAGACATTTGATGCCGTATTCAGAAAATATCTTGGTGAAGATTATGAAAATCATAAAGGAGCAGTAGCTAGTGTTGTGTCAGAACTTACAAACACAGAAGAAGATTCTGATAATATGTTTGGTGGTACAATTGGTGATTCTTATTTCAATTATATCAGGAATTCCAACGCCAACATAACTGGTAAATACAACATCCAGAAAGCACTCGCCAAAGAAGGCATAGAGATAGACGGCAAGATAGCCAAGCAGTTAATAGCAGCTCTGGAATACGTACACAACCTTGGACGAAAAGATGTTGTAACAGAAGAACTCAACAACACAGACAAAGCTCAGTCTGATGTAGACAAGGCTAAGCCTGATGTAGAAAAATCGAATGAGGACAAAAAAGATAAAGAGGATTACATGGACTTTAGTGGGCTGAGAACTTACAAAGATGTATTCAAGAAGTTTGGTATAGAAGGAGCAGATGAGCTTCTTAGCGACCTTAATGATAAGAAAGCAGAAAAGTCATTATTAAATAGGTTGACATGGAAATTCACTGAAGCAGAGTTTAATGATATTGATACGATTAAGCGTGTTAAACAAAGAGCATATATGCGTGATATTAAAAGATTTTTCCCGAATGTTTCGTACAATGAGCTTTTAGCTCTACAACAGAGTCTTAAGCATGTTCATGATATAAAAGACGACTCCAATATAAAGATTTGTTAAACCGATAAACACATAAAAGATATGGCATTAGCTTGTAGAGTAAGACCTAAAGTACTAAATAAGAAAAACGAACTGGTTGACAGTAAGTTACACGCTGATCTTGAACTATTCACCATGAACAAGAATGACACAAGTCATGTGTGGGAGTTGTCTCGATCCAATGAATTCAAGGATAAGTACAAAGACTTAGCTAAAGATGAGAACGACGAATTCTTTGCAGAAGATGTTCTTGGTAGAACTGAATTAGGACTGTTGGTTGACGATAAGAATGTGGTCTTTGCTCTTAATAATATAAGGGGCAAAGAAAAAACATTAAGCCACGATAATATTCTCTCTCTTGTCAAAGAAGCTGTAGACTACAACATGAATGGTTCATTCAAAGACAGAGTTTGTGCTGTAGTATCTGGTATTAAAGAGACAGGTAAGAGCCTATTGTCATTTGATGTACTTAACGAAAGCAATAAGCAATATGTAGAGAAACTTGACAAACGTTTAACTATCAGAGAAAGATTAGTCAACTTTGTTGAGAAACATGGTGGTGCTATTGGTCAAGTATCTAATGCAGAAATGAGTCAAGGTATCAATGGCTTTATCGATCTTAGCTCTACTGAGAGAACTGCACAGGGACTCAGGGTCGTCATGCGTCTTGCAAAAGGAGAAAAAGGTCAGGAGGCTTTACCAGAAGAGACTGCTCATCTATTAATAGAAACATTGGAAGGAAGGAATAATAACGTATACCGTATACTAAACCTTCTAAAGAATAACCAAGAATTAGTTAAGACAATTCTTGGAGACAAATATGAGCAGTATAATGAAGCATACAATGGGAATGAAGATATGTTGATCCATGAAGCAGCAGGTCATGTTCTTCGTGATGCTCTTACTGACGAGTCTACTATTGAAAATTCTTCTACAACGAGTAAATATAAAAGCTTATGGGGGCGTGTTGTTGATGCAATTAAGAATTTCGTAAGTAAATTTACGAATGAAGAAGTTGATGATGTTCTTGGGCTAATCAGATCTTCTGCAAAGGAAATAGCTAAAGACACACTAAATGATTCGTTTGATGTAGAAATTGATTTTTCTAAAGAGATAGAACATAGTCGGAAACTTTTGCAAATAACTGAAGAGTATCAAAACAAACTTAGGGATAGGGTAGAACGATTAATTAAGAATACAGAAAGTCAAAGGCAAAAGATTCCTGCATTTCAGATAAGTTATCAGTTAAAAAACAATATCAAAGGTCAGTACTATCATTTAGGGAAACTACTTGACGTTCTAAATATGTACAACGACAGAGCAGAAGCTGATAGTGGAAATGGCAATAACTCTATGTTGGCAATAATGACATGCTTAGACAAGATATCTAGAGACTTGTACTATCACTTAACAACATTCAAAGACAGATATGATAAAGCATCAAGTTTAGGTAAGGCATATATTATCAATAACATAGTTGAACTCTGTAAAATCTATAAGTCTATAAACAAAGACATTAACTCTCTTCTACGTGAAATAAAAGACCAGATAGAAACAGAAAATGACAAGGAAATTTACAATCGTATTCAGCAATTTCTGAAGGGATATGAAGACCAAGACCCAGGTGAGAATACTACACACCATATTGATGGTATAAGTCAGCTAATAGAAGAAATTGAGATAGAGATACAACCTTATAAGATAAAGGCTATTAAAGATTATCTTAAAATATTCCTTGGTTCTGATATGGATAATATACCAAAGGTTGTAATACCCGAAGGAGCTACATTATACGGAAAGCAAGAGGGAGAAAAGATTGATGTAATAGATTTGATGACAGGATGTCCAGATATTGGTGGTGTAGACCATTGGATGTTGGGTGGTGCTTTGTCAAACAGCTTACCAGTACAAATTGTTCAGCGTATTGTATCGACACATAAGCTTAAGGTTAGACAGATATGGCGAGACTATATGAGAGAACTGCAAGAACTTACTATAAATCTCGAAAAGAATGGCTATAAAAACCAAGAGTTTATGTACGAAAGAGATAAAGATGGCAAACTAACAGGTAAGTTTATTAAGAAAGATTCAGAAGCTTATAATAAACTTCATGAAATCCAGAGGGACTATTACGACAATGTTATTAGGATAAAGAAAGAGCTCGATGCAATGCTTCCGCTCAATATGCGAAACCTGCTTAATGCACCAAAAGTTCGCAAAGATTTCTTATCTCGCATACAAGCCGATGGTAATGTATGGAACGCCGTCAAAGGTAAATTTAATGAGACTTTTAATATTGACGCTGATGATGAATATAATCTTGAGAAAGATGTAACTGTTGTGGATTATGATGGTCACTCTGTTAATGTAGTTCCAATTCGCTTTTTGCAATTAGCTCCAGGAGAATCTATGGATGTAATGTCTACGGACATCGTTGGCTCAATGACTAAGTATGCACAAATGTGCGCTAACTATTCTATGATGTCACAGGTTGCACCAGTACTTGAGCTTATGCAAAACTTCATGGGTGAAAGCAGCGAAGTAACAGTGGATAGAAATGGTAATGAGAGAAGAGAGAAACGTAAAGATAAGACTGGTGGTAACAATATGCTTGACAAGATTAATGATATTATTGAGACACAAGTATATGGTATTAGACCTGACGATACAAGAACAGATATATTAGGAAAGAATATCAACATGAGCAAGATTGGTCGAGCACTATTAGGCTTCGCTTCATATACTCAGTACATGATGTCTCCTCTTGCAGCTATTCAAAATAGTATTACAGCTACAATTCAGTCGGCTCTAGAAGCTTCTGACAATAGGTATTTTGGTATGAGCGATTTAAGTTGGGCACATTCAATGTTCTCAAAGAATCTGCTTGATATACTTGGTGATGTCTCTAAGCGAATTCCCCAATCTAAGATGTATCTCTTCTGTGATATGTTCAATATATCTATGAAAGATAATATTAAAGAGTTTAATCACAAAGGATTAGGAAGGCTTTCTCCAGAAGATGCCTACTTCATGACCTCATCAGGCGAGTTCAACGCTAACACTGTAATAGCTTTATCTCTTGCTCACAATACTAAGCTAAAAGATAAGGATGGTAAAGAAATAAATCTATATGATGCGCTTGAAGTAGTAGATAGAAAGAAGAAAGTCAAACGAGACATAGAAATGTTCAGAAAACTTGGCGAAAAAAAGAAAGTAGAAAGGTTAGAAAGTGAATTAGCAAAACATCCAGAATGGTCTGGCTCAGAAACAAAATACCTTGTTCTTAAGGAAGGTGTTACCAAACTCGACGGTTCTGAATTCTCTATATACGATACAAAAGGTGTTAGTGACTTGGAGAGTTTTACTCGTAAGTTCATGCACATTAGTCATATGTGCAATGGTGTTTATAATAATGAAGATTCAGCCAAATGGCAACGTTATACAGGAGGTCAGTTGATTGGTATGTACCGTAAATGGATTGCGCCTATGTGGTACAAACGTATGAATCAGTTGAACTACAATATTGACACAGGAGAATTGGATGAGGGATATTACAGAACTCTTGTTAGAGTTTTGTCTAATCGAATATCTAATGTAAGAACTAAAGGTATAGCTTCTATTTTTACTAAAGGCGATTTGCAAGACTTTGAATTGAAAAACCTTCGTAGAGCAACTATTGAAATGGCTATGTACGTATTGTTGCTATATGCTACACGCTTAATGAAAGGCTCAATGAAAAACAGAAAAAAGAAAAACTCATATATGTATAATTTAGCGTATTACTTTGCGGTCCGAACAATGACAGAAGTTGGTGCGTTAAATCCTGTAGGTATTGTAGGTGAAACAGTTCGTATCATGCAAAGTCCTACTGCGGTCTTGCCTGTTATTAATAATACACTTGCTCTTGCAAGTTGTGTCTTAGAACCTTGGTATGCATTTGGCTTTGATGAAGATGATTTAGTTAAGTCTGGAAAATACAAAGGTATGTCAGAAATAGAACGTGTATTTGCTAAACTGAAGTTAGACCCATACAACAACTTAAAATGGAAGTGGTATGCATTTACTCATCCTGAAGAAGCTGTACGTTTCTATGAAGCGTAAATAAATAAAAGCAGTGTAGAGAATACCCCTACACTGCTTTATTTATTTGCTATCTGTATTAGCTCATTGTAACCAGATATACACGTTCCCAGCCATTAGCCAAAACTCCTTCGAGCAATTCAGATGTTTTCCATAGCTCTTCTTGGAAGGCTTTGGTCTTGAAGTCATCCTCTTTGGATTTTAAGAAAGGGAAAGCTTCTATAATGGATTTGTTCCAGTCGTCACTCTCTGGACTAACTCTCTGGATTGTGTAAATCTTATCAAGAATTTCAGCAGATTCTTCTTGAGAGTTAATTGACCAGTGTGTAATTCTGCAACGAAAAGCTACTCCTGGTTTCCCTTTGGTAAGTACTTCGGAGTTTTCTTTGTTCTTGACAATTATAGTACCAAAAGTTTTATCGTCGCTTTCTTCAAAGAACTCTTCATTTGGCGCAAGTTCATTCAGTGTCTTCTCTCGCTTACTCAATGAGTATTCCTTTAGAATAGAGTAAGGAAGTTTGTTCTCGTAATAAGTGAAAGAACAATTGCGTCTAAATTTCTTGACAGTATCCTGTTTGTTCTTTTTAAATTCCGCCATTGTGACAGGAATCGATAAGTTGACTTTAAATTTTGCCATAGGCTTTAGATTTTAATTTTTGAATATATTACGTTGCTCTATTAAACGAAATATAGGAACAAGGTGTTCAACCTCGCCCCTATATTTGTTTAAAAAGTTTATGCTATCTTACACCAGTAGAACCGAATCCACCTCGATTATTATTCCCAAGTTCGTTCACAAACTTGAACTCAATCTCATTGGAAAAGAGCCACTTAATCTTCTGCCAGAACGTAGCCTTCTGTGAAAGCTGTATGCGAAACTGACAGAAACGATCGCCCTTCTTGATGTCCTGTTCCTTGTAGGCGTAAAGTAGCCATTTCCATTCGTCATTGTCGCCATGATAAGAGTTATCAATGATGCCAATGGCATTGGGGTTGGCTATGAAGTTACGAATATAAGTCGATGAGCGTGATGCTATGATAGCCTCATAGCCATCAGGCAATTCCATTGCCACTCCGAGAGGAAGAAGCTTAAACTTATTCTTCTCAATGTGGAAATCGATACGTGAGTGGAGGTCAATCCAATCACCTTTCTTAGAAACCTCGAACTTGCAAGCCTCATCGAAGAGCTTTACTTTAATCACTGTCTTGAACATAGTGTTTTTGTTTGTTTATTTATTGATATTGATTTCGGGATGTGTTGCAAGGAACTCATCAACTTCCTTCATCTTGTCGCCGTAGAGCTTAAGGAAGTCAGCTTTGCAGGCATCTGCTTTAACCTTCTTGGCATCTTCTGTAACAATGTTATTGAAGAATTTATTGAGCTCAACCTGCCTCCACTTGTCCTCTTCGTCAACGAAGAACATAAGGAAGTGTAGGATGATGTCACGAATGCCAAGCGAGATGTCTGTCATCTGACCATATTCGTGACTCTTATCTCCATAATTCTTCTGTCTTTCTTCGCCAAATGTGTCAATAGAATATTTGAGTAGTCTATCGAGCAACAGATCCAAATCCTCAGTAAGCTTGCGCATGAGCTTCTTGGTTGGGACATCGAAGTCCGACAGGTTCAGGTTGTCATCCAGCCTATTAATTGTATAGTCAAAGATGTTACCAAGGGTGCGGAGCATATAAATCTCATTGGCAGTCTCGAAGTAATGCAGCGGATCATCGTTGCACTTATGCAGGAACTTTGAGATGCTGACGAGAGTCTGTCGCTTCTGATTAGCCATGCGAATTGCACGTTCTTCTTGCTTCTTTTTGATTTCGTTTTTTTTCATTCGTTTTGAAATTTGCAGTAGGTGAGATATTGCACCCACCTACTGCTGGTTATTTAATTCTTTTTGTTATTGGAATCATCACCATGACTCCAATTGTAGATAAGAAAACAGATGGCCCAGAACAGTGCTGGAGCCAACAGAATTAATTGAGCTTCGGGACTTAACATAGTCTTTAAAATTCTATGTTATTTGGAAGTAGACAGGTGAAGTTAGTAGGAATTGACTTACGTACGAAGCAGTCTTTAGAACCTTCTTCGTATGAATCGAATATTTCCTGACCAATATCCAGTGGGTTGCGCAACCATGGCTTGATGTGAGAGATTTCTGATTTGTCATCATATACCAATGGAGTGTTGTTACTCTTGCTGGCTACGATGAAACTGAACTCATCAACCGAATAACCATCGTACTCAGGATAGAAGCATAGGAAGTCTTTAAGAACTATGCGATAGAGCCAACTCTGAATATGGTATCCCCATTCAAGATAGCTCTGCTTGAACTCGTAACTCTCCTTGCTGGAAGTCTTGAGGTCATAGATGTGTATTAACTTCTTATGATGGTCAACAAGAATCATGTCGCACATAATCTTATAGTCAACACCACCTATGGTAGTTGTGAATTGCAACTGGAAGAAACGCTCCTGATTGTTAGGGAGTTTTCCCCATAGCAGATAATTCGTTAGTTTATTGCTCTCAAGATTCTTTACGCAACGCAATACCGTGTCGTACATGCCACTGGATAGAATCCGTTTGCCAGATTCTTTGGCTAAGTTGCGATGGTAGTAATAACGCCCTGCTTCACCCTCTGTAATTTTAGAGATGCGAGTGTTGAGTTTCCAGTTAGGATAGAAACCAATCTCGTCGAGTATGTCAGCGATAGCATTGGTATCTTCCCAGCGAATTCCTCTCTCGACCATGGTGTCTACAACCTGGCGAGTCTTGTCTGGAATGCGGTCGATGTCTACGACGGTAAACTCTTTATTGAAAGCCTCTTCACGGTCTCCTTCTGCGGTAACCAAACAGTCTACAGCAGAACCTATAAGCAAAGCTTCGGTTTCTGGACAAGGTTGCCATAGGTCTTTCCAGTTTTCTGGAAGAGATTTAAATCCGCCCTCTCGTTCATAGCGAGCAAGGATAGAATAGGATAAATAAGGAAGCGCATGATATGTGCGCTCTTCGAGTTGAGCTGATAACTCTTTTAAACTTTTCATTTTGAAAATGATTTAGGTTACTGTTCTTTGGCGATACGAGCTATCCAATCTAGAAGTTCTGGAACGGAGATTGGTGGTTCGTTGAAGGATACGATTATCTTGTCGGTGTCTACATCCTTGACAAAACATTCGTTGTTAAGTTTGCGATATACTATTGCAAACTTATTGGCTACGATAACGTAGGCTGCATCTGAGTTTACAAACTTGATGCTGTGGCTTTCTTGATCTTCCATATTAGTTTTTAATATTGTTTACTGGGAGACAGGATAGTAGCACAAGGCGTACGTCCTTTCTTTCTAAGCAGTCGAATTGAAAGAGCGTGTCGAGACTAAAGATGTCTTGAATCTGATTAGCTTTCAGTTCATTTACTGTAGGCAGACCATGGAATGATATGGCCACAATGACATCGTAAGATACCTCCTCATGAGGAAGGTTGATTGCCATACGTGCTCTTATATCATTGGCATTTGAGAGGTTGTGTCGAAGGATTTTTTTGTCCTTCTTAAACTTAGGCATGATATTGTGCTTGACATTATTCAGGAGCTCAATTTGATTGAGCTCCTGAAAGTCTTTATGGTCATGCCTAATGCTGTATAGGAGTTTGATTATTCCGTTGCAACAGTAGGTTCGCATGATGTTACTTCAGCTTTAAGTTCAATTACTTTAGATTTATATGGATTAATGAGGTAACCAACTACGCTATTGCAGTCTATACAGTCCCGAAGACAATGACAGAATGCTGCATAAACAGCATATAAGTCCTTATAGGTCACTGTATACTTTTCAGCAGGTGAACTAAAAGCCTCATCCTCTTTCCAGAGTATGGACTCTTCAAGATTTGTAAGAACGATCTTTGCAACAATCTTATCTGATGGATAGTCCGCTTCCATGGATATGGAAATATTCTCTGCTTTACATCCTGTGAGATAGTTTTTCCTAATAATATCCGCCTTAATGTTTGCAGATAGTTCGGACAGAACATGATTGATGAGACCGTTAACTCTATCATTCTTAGTAGCGTGAGCTCCACGTAATGCATTTTGAACTGCTGCGAAGTTTTTCAGCAGACCCTTGTCGATTGTGCAGCAAACCTCTAAGGTGCCTTGCACTTTAAGCTTATACTCTGACATTGTAGTATTGATTAAGTTTGATAAAAGCTCTGGGTTATACTAAGTCATACCTAAGTATAACCCAGAGCTATTGTTGTTAATAGTTATTCTTTATTATCGTCAAATTCTTCAACCTCGCCGTCGGCAAGAATGAAGTCGATGGCTTGGCATTCAATGCGCCAAGGCATAACCTCGGCAGGGGTTTCGATGCCTTTGAAAATCAGTGGCAGTGCCAGATTACCAATCTCTTTATTGACTATGCTTTCTGACTTGATCCACTCATCATACTCGTCTCGCAAGCAGGTGACTGGAATGCCTTCCCAACTATTAGAGAAGTCTTCGTTGCCAATAACAATCTCGAGGTCATAAACATTGTTCTTGTAGTTATAACAAATACCTCTGTCCATGAACTCAGATGTTATGTTATGTCTGTTTTTTATTGGAGACTCGTCGATAGCTTGACTATTCTCTATGTAGTTCTCAACGTTACGACGGAAGGTGTACATCCATTTCTTTGCAGACTCCTTGCTTTGGTCTTTGTAACGCTTGAACTCATCCCACATAGCATCGGATATGGAACATTCGATACTAAGTACCAAACGTTTAACGATAAGCTGGATGGTTGTCCTTTGTTTAACTGGTCTTTTCATTTTAGTCTTTGGTTATGTCTTCTATGTTTGTGATGTAGACTTTCGTATCAATTAACCTGCAGTGTGGTATTTTGAGAATACCCATGAGCATGTTGTGAATCTTATACTCAGCTTCATGCCTAAACTCACTCAAGTCCTCCTTTGCTGATGTCATTTCGTAATCGGAAATGTAGATGGTTCGGGAGATGAAGTTAGCAGGAAAGGTATCTGATAGGTCAGATATGGAACAAGATTTTTGAAGCGTTTTGTAGCGACTCTTTAATTTAGTGGCTAACACTTCTTGGTTGAATTCATTATTGAGTTCGAATACCATAGACTTTATTGCTTTTTCAAAACATATATATTCGTAGTAGAGATTATACAACTTCTCGTAGAGACTAAAATCAATACTGTAGCTGACCTCTACTTTTCCTGAAACTTTATACTTATACATAACTAATTTGATTTAAATATGATCTGGAGCGATCCTTAATATTCTTGTTTCTCCATCGTATGTTACTTCAATGATAAGAACAAACTTGTCCTCGCTACTGGAGTAGTTGATGGCGTTTATCTTGACACTTTCAGCGTCTGCTTTTTGCAGAGTCTTTTCGGCATCTTTAATGCTGTTGTGAATAGTGTCAATTGCTTTTCTGGCTTTTAACATAACGAGTCTCGCAAGAATAGTTTTGAACTTGCGAATATGCTCGTCGGAATACTTTTTAATTATTTTCATAACTAAAGAATTATGTCTTTGTTATTCGTGTTGGTTCGTCGAGGTAGAACCGCTCAGGCAGAACCCTTCGTTCTTGGTTCTGCCTGTGCTGTCCGTACATCATGATGGCAATAAGTGCAATGGTTATGAGCATAACTATTGCACATTCCCACCATGAAGTCTCTTCGTTACCAATCTGATTTCGGTCTTTTGATTTCATTGGCTGCGAAGAGGAATAAGATTAGATTAGCAAGATGCTGAGCATCAGGATGTGCTGACCTGTGCGAACGCTGGTCGATGAGGTTGTACCATGCAGGAAGGAAACCACATTGAACAAGCTGAGTGCCTATGCCAAGTGGCAGGATGTCTCTTGCAAACTGTTTCTCATGTCCAGTAATGAGCAAGGATTTATAGGCTGAATAGGCATCAGAACAAGCTTTTCTATAGTCCTGAATGTAATTCTGTCTGTCTAAATCCTGAAGAGGTCTGTCTGCTACATAATGTGACAGAACGAATGTAGGAACATCTCCTCCTGCTCCAGTGTAGCGTGTGCTTCGCATTAGGGAGGATAGCATTGTGTGAGTGCGAAACTCATCAGCTATGGCACGAGATAGCAGAGGATAGAAGACTGTTGGTCTCATGTTTCTATACTTAATAAAAGTATAGTCATCAGCCATTTCGAGTTTGGTGCGAGGGTCTACATTGTTGACTCCATCATAGTCTTCATCATTCCAGAAGGACTGGAGTTTGTCGAAGCCTGCAAGTCTGTCAGTAAATAGAGTTTCTAAGTAATACCTTAGATTGGTTATGATAACAAAATCATAACCATCTTCGTAGACATCAAACTTCTTTACATAGGGAGATTTATCCCTTGTAAGAAACTTAGTGTCAGATATTTCGTTCTTGTAGAAACCTGTCATTATCATAGTTCCGAACTCAAGAGCTCGACCATGATTGAATTTGACGATGTTGCGAACGAACTTGATGGCATCGTCACCCTTATACTCTTTCTTTCTGTCGTAGCAGACGCCAGCACACGCTGCAATATGTTCGCACATGGCTGTGAATGAACGATCATTTGGATAGAGAATAAGTGGAGACTCGGTTTCTTTGATTTCGATAATGCTTTCTGTTTTAATGAAATTATTATTATCTGATTTATTATCCATAAAGATTTAATTTAATTCTGTGTGTGAAGTATCTTCGGCTTTGTTTTTCTCAACCACAGGAAGTATTCCTTTTGTTTTGAGAAGTTCGTAGAGGAACATCCTACCTTTCTGAGTCCACTTGGTGTAGACTCTTGCATAGTTGCAGTTTGTGTTCTCGTCTTTAATCATTCGTGTTTCTGACTGAACATACCCGCAATCTTTGTATTTGGCGTAGAGGTAGTAGATGCCATTCTGTTTGTACTGGACATTCCAGTCGCAGAGCATCTTGTTGAGTGCTACGGCAGAATAGCCATAGTCTTGAGCAATTTGAGTAACGGACACAAGGTCTGGACAAGCAAGTATCTGCTGAGTGTAGTCGACATACTTGGCTTGGTCACGTAGCTGTAGACTTTGCTGATTGATTGTCAGGTTTGCTACTTCCAGTTCCTTGGCTTGTTGAGCAGCAAGGAGCAGTGCTTCAGAGAATGACTGAGGAATCTGAAACTTATTTTCAATGGAAGTGTACCCTTGCTTCACTAGTTCCTTAATCCTCTCATTGCACCAAAGTGCAAACTTGGGACTCAGCCAGCGAGCAAACTCAAGAGCTACGTCTTCTTGTAACCAAGTGCCTTGCTCTTGGTCTACTCCTTGCGTAATCCGCTGTAAATCAGCCGTGGCGCATATATGAGCAACGGCAACTTCGTTAATATAATCTATGGCTGATTGAGTTCTTAACCAATTGCCAGGTCTCTTGTTTCGCCCAAAAGGCTTCGCCATCTCCGTAGCATTAACGAAGAGCATTTCGTTTTTTCTATAGAAGCTGACCTTGTTGTTCTCGTAAGAGAAGCAGACTAAACTGTTACTCATTTGATGTGTTGTTTAGTTTAACAATACTATCTTTCATGTCTTTGTCGTTTCGCACCTCCAGAAAATTCCAATCTGGTTTCTTGTGCTTCAGATAGAGCATAATTATTTTTTTCTTTAATGGATAAACATCGTTACGCCAACCCTTGACTTCGATGGCTGTTTTACCAACCACGAAGTCTGGGGTATAGGTTACGGCTCTGAAGTTGAGTCCGAGGTGGGAGAACTTTGGAATTATGGTCCATTGCTCTGGTTCGTACTGGAATGAAATCCCAGACTCAGCCAACAGCTTGGCATACTTAGCTTCCATCTTGGAGCGATAGGTAATGCCGTTGTACTGTGTGACTGTAGCATTCTTAATTTTTTTATTTATCATTTGTCTTAAACAGTTCGCAATTGAATTTGCTTGCTAACTCTTCGATGTTATCGGATATGCCAGCTGCTTTCATCTCTGCATACTGCAGTGACTGTCGCCATTCATCAAGAGTCATTCGTGGAGTCTTAGCATCCTCTTCTTCTTGCCTTCTTCTGGCTTCTGCATCCTTGCGTCTCCAGATAACGTCGAGTTCTTGCTGCCGTCCTTCCAGATACTGAGTGAAGCAGTTCATGATCATCGAGCCATCTATTATGCCATATGCTTTGCCATAATATCCTGCTTTGATTCTTGAGAATATGACAGGTATCTCAGTGACGAAGAGTTGCCGACCATAGTTGCCTATGATTAGTTCGGTTGCTTCTTCTTGTTGATTCGGTGTCATCTTCTTTTCTGGGTTGAGCCCAAGGATGAACTCATTTAAGTTTATTATGTACTCCAAGAGCCAAGCTTTAATCCTATCGTAAGAGAAGGCGTATGATGCCATCTGGACTGTGGGGATCAGGACGTGTCCTTGCTTGTCTCTTGGAACACAAATAAGGTCGTCTTGGAAATTGGCTACCAGATAAGACTGTTTGCTGTAGCCTAACTTGTTGATGAAGTTCTCGAAGGTGCGATACCTATCTACACATCGTTGAACAGCAGGCAGGAGATTCTTAGGAGTCTCCTTGCTTATTCCCCCGTAGACGGACAATTCGGTTGATGAGGTCATCAACATATTCTTCTCGTTTCTCCTTTGCGGAGAGTGATTTGAGATTAGTTCCATCTTTAGTTATTTTATAAAGCCAACGAGAAAAGTGCTGTCTTGCAAGGAAGAACGTGGGATGAGTTTGCAGGTTTGCAATCATCTGAGCCTCAAAGTGAACTATGTAAGGTTCGAGTTTCTTGATATTTAAAATCTGCATCTCTTTGTAGAGAGTAGGATCTTTACGTATTGAGTCTATCTCCTGCTCAATTCGTTGTACTATGTGTTCTGGTTGAGACTCTGGAAGCTGGGATTTGGCAACCTCTTCAGGGGCAAAGCACATAGCTCCTGCCTCGAAGATTTTGTAACACATATCCATGTCGTCGTGGATAAATCCAGTGGCACGGACCCATTGCTTCCAGAGGTCTTTAATGTTTTTAATCATGGTCGTTGGCGATTACGTCTTGAAATACATTGATTATGTTGGTCTTCTTGATGGAGGTTCGCTCCATTTCGTAGCCTTGTTTGACTATCTCTTTGACTCTTGTTGAACAGTTGTCGAAGTCTTCTGCTTCAACAAGAATGTGGTACTGAACCTTCTTCTCTTTGCCATTCTCTGGGTCTACAGTAGACTGAACAAGAGTGACATCGTACCAGATAAGGTCCAAAGGTGCGTCTGTTTTGTAGTAGACTTCCTTAAATGGAGAGAGTGATACTGAGTACACCTCAGCAACGAAGTTGTAGGATTTCGCAATTTTGATTGCTTCTTCAATATCACAGGCACGAGAGAGAACGATGGTGCAGTTCTTCTCTTCGCTCGATTTGAATTTGACTTGATACATTTGGCTTAGTTACTTTTAGTTTTCTTTTTATTGAATAGGTTTTCGATTTTTGTTAGAGTATCATTCTCCTCTTCAGCCCAAGCTTTGGCTTCTTCGAGGGTTTTGAAATGCTTCTCAATTCTACTTGAGAAGTTGTAGCCATAGTAGTAGTCATGTCCCTGAACATGACCATAGCAACATTTGCCTACGTTGGCGTGGTAGTTGTCGCCGAGTGTTATTTCTTTTTCCATATTGTTATTGTTAAGTACCCTCAGTACTTAGACTGAGGGTACTGTTGATTAACTTAGAAAGGCATCTCTTCTTCAGAAGCCATGCTGGTAGGGTCCTTATGACCTGCAAGCATAGTATCGAGTTCGTTAGGAGCTTGATTATTTAGAGGAGCAATGGTGTTAGACTCCACTTTAAACGCATCAGTAAATGCATACTGAGCACCAGCATATCGTCCTCGACCATGATCTCTGGTGAAGTTCTTCTCTATAGACTTTGGTGACATCCAGCCTGGAACTACATAGTCATAGACATCCTGCACTTGCACAGTCTTGCCGTTGATGGTTTTCTCTGTCACAATAAGCATAGCTGTTATGGTATGCTCGATGAGACTCTCCTCTGGCTTTCCCTTAAGCATACTTGTGAGCTCGCTAAAGTCGCCAGTCCAATAGTCTTTTATGTGGTCAAGAGAAACCTCACAAGCCTCGAGTTCGCTATTCGATTTAGGAACGAAACTTCCAGTTGTGTCATCCCAATATAGAGAATTAGGAACGTTTGCCCATGCCTTGATGAAAGCAACGAGCTTGTCCTGACCCATGCAGCAAGGGATGTAAGGAGGGATAATGCCAAGAGGCTTGCCTGCGTTTGACATAGGAATTTTCTGACTGGCATACTCAGTACTTGTTACCCAAGCAGTATTGCCATACTTATCTATGACCTGAGTCTTGAGTTGGTCCTGAGTCTTTCTTGACTGTCGTGTAAGGAAGAAGGACATCTGAATAAGTGGAAGCTCGCTGTTTGGTTTAGTATCCTTAAGGACGAAGAGAATGCGAGCAGTGTCAGTGCCATCTTCTTTCTTAGAAGTGTAGCCTTTCCAATTCTCTATCTTGCGATTAAAGAGTTTCTCGGACTCTTCCTGAGAAGGATTGATTGCTACAACTTGAAACCTTGCATAACCAATGAACTTGTTGAAGACTTGGTTGTTCTGAGATACGCTACCTACTTTAATCATTTGATTATTCGTTAATTAATAGATTATGAGATTAGTTATAGTACTCGTTAATCTTGTCGACGACATACTTCAAATCGTTCTGAATGAATAGTTCATCAAACATTCCTTCAGGAGATTTGGCTGGTATGCGTTTACCGTTGACATGACAAACGTTGGTGTAGAAGCCATAAGTAGCACGACCTTCACCATCGAATGTGACATCTGAATAGAGGCAGACTGTAACACATTCGGCTGGGTTGTATTTCTCATCCAGCATCTTACCAACAGAGGCTACTTTATAGGTATCTATCTCGTTACCATTAGTAACTTCGTCGGAATGCATAATGAGGAATACATTGATGTCATCTCTCATAGCAGAAGCTGTGTTGAGCAACTCCTGAAAGTGCTGAGCCATTTCAACAAATTTGTTAAAGCCATTTTCCTTGGCTCGCTTGAACATCTCCTTCCGCATGAGGTAAGTGGCATCGTCGATGATGACGTTCTTGATTTCTGGTCGTCGATCACTGACTGCCTGTAGATACTTGTGTATTGTATCATAGGAGTCTATGCCAAAGATGTTCTTGTTCTCTTCGTTGTACAGCTTATTCGCTCCCTTGAAAGGAAGTCTTTTATTGAGTACATTGAAGATGATGGTTTCTTTCGCATCGAGAGTGCGAATAGAAGCTGACTTCCCCGAGCCAGACTTACCGAAGATTAAAATGAGATTAGCCATTAGAATATTTTGTGTCGATTCCAGAATAGCAGTATATCACTGCCTTTAATGCAGAGCTTATTTACTCTCTTGATTGCTTTGATTCTATTTTGTCTTATGTAATCATAGATTGTAGATTTAGGTATGTCTAAATGCTTAGAAGTTTCAGACACAGAGTATAGATGATTGTATGTTACTTGTGGTTTAGAGTCTGTCATATCTCAATTAATCTTGTTTCTAAAAGCAATTTTAATTGGTTGCTTTCTGACACAATAAAGTGAGATATTTGTGACGCAGATTTCTTGTAACATATTAAAACAGAGCATCGCCAGTGTCTGATATGTGCGACATACCAAACTCTGACGATAGCAAAGTTGTTTGTTTTGACGCAAACGGTCTATATTCTGTGCATTAAACTACCTTAACGCTGAGGTTCTGAAATTAACTTAACACAAAGTTGAGAGAATGGGTGGTGTATTTTTGTAAAGATCGTATCACTGTCTGTGCGCAATTTGTTTGCAACAAAATATTTGTATGGTTGTATTTTAGTGATATATAATACGATACAAAAATAATGTTTTTACGCCCTGAAAGGTACCCAACATTCTATCGACTTAAGTGTTAAAGTATGTTACATTCAAGAATATCAATGCATTAAGCTGTTATCTGTATCAGTTATATCAAGTTAAAACCTCTATAAGTAACAGAAATTAACTCTAAAAACTGTACGAAAGTGTACGAAATTGTACGGTTGTACGCAACAAAACCTCGTTTCTTGCGTACTTTTTTGATGCTATTTCATCTTAAATTTTGATATTAATTATTTTATTATATGTCTCTAAAGATTTTCTTAAAGCTTGATAGGCGCAAGCAAATGAAGGATGGTAAGTTTCCTATCAAAGTCTATCTTTCCGAGGATAGGAAGACGAGAATGGTGACTACTGGCTATGCTTGTTATGAAGACCAGTTTGACGTTATCAATGAGTGTATCATTGGTCGTTCTTTCTATCGTGAGAATGATAAATTAACCTCAATACTTAGACGATGCCGCATTGAATGCGAGGGTAAGCATCTGGCTGAAGCATTGAATATTTGCAAGGCTATCTGTGATGGGGACGCAGTTGTTCACGAAACGTTTGGTGAATACTGGAAGAGGCAGTTGAAGGGTATGGAGTTAAGTCCTTCATCAATTAGATCTTATGGTTATGCTTTCAATCACCTTGATGCATTTAGGTCTATGGATTCTTTGTTTATGAGTGACATAACTGTGACCTTCGTTGGTGAGTGGATTAAGCATTTGCATGAACACACTAATCTGTCTAACAATACCATTTGTTTGTATGCAGGTATGTTTAGACATATTGTAAATTATGCTATCGACGATGAGTTGATTGTGCAGAATCCATTTCGCAGAGTCAGACTTAAGCGTACGCAGACTAGAAAGAGGTGTATTACTTTGGAGCAGTTGCAGTGTCTGAGAGACAGTGAACTGACAGGTTTGGATGCTTATGCTCGTGACATCTTTATGCTTTCGTTCTATCTGATTGGTATTAATCCTATCGATTTATACAATCTTAAAGAGATTGAAAATGGTAGGATTGTTTATTATCGTGCCAAGACCAAGAAGTTGTATGACATCAAGGTTGAGCCAGAGGCTATGGCTTTGATAGAGAAGCATAGAGGAAAGAATACGTTGCTTGACTTGGCCGATAGGTATAAGTCTGCACGTATCATGAAGAGGGTAATAAACGTTCGTTTGAAGAGACAAATACCTGACCTAACGTTATATTGGGCGAGGCATTCGTGGGCTACGTTAGCATCGAGTCTTGATGTAAGTATTGATACTATCTCATTGGCTTTGGGGCATTCCTTTGGCAATGAGGTTACCAATATTTACATCAAGCACGATATTCGTAAGGTGGATTTTGCTAACAGGTTAGTTCTAAACACTCTTGCTGTTCGGCATTCTTAATCTGTTCAAAGATTTCATCTCGAATGATATTGGTGCCGTTGTAGATGTGTTTGAGTACAGTAAATGGGCAAGGGAACTCAATGGCTGCAATGCCTTCTTGACGATTTATCATCTCTAAGCCAGAATTTATTATACTGGTCATGATGTTTTCGTCAAAGCCCCAGTAGTTGAATTTACCATCGTGTAAATCCATATCTAAGAGCATTGTTTTGAGTCCATCATGTAGTTCGGTCATCCTTTGTATGTTAGTTGGATAATCATACTCTGTAGCCTGATAATCCTCGGCGAAATAGGCTATATTGTTTATACAATAAGGATGCTGTTGTGCGAAGTCTTGCAGTATTTGACTTGTGACATAGCAGATATTCTTCTTGTTTTCGAGGTACATGTTCAGTTCTTCTATAGCTTCCTTGACATCAAAGTAGAAGTCTGAATATCTGCTAACGAAGATTTTGAAATCAGAGAGGTTTTTGAAAAGAGGAACGAGTTTCTTTTCAATCTCCTCTCTGTTACTGTCAGTAAATATTCTGACGTAGGTATTTGTTATACCATACTTTTTTCTGCAACTTATTACCATGGCAATTCTTCTAATGGTTCTTCTTTGTAGTTTTCTTGTTGTGCTTTATAGCTTTCGTAATCGATGTTATTTTCTTTGCACCATGCTTTAGTGCAATCTTCGTAGTATCGATCTACGAGTTCATCGTATTTGCTATAGTAGTGCTCCATGTCGTCTTCGTAGACTTCATCGCTTGATTCTAATAATAGATTCATGGCTTTTGGTTTATTGATTAAACGTCATCGCCAAAGCAATGTATCTTAATGCTTTTGACGCTATTCCATGTGGCTTCGCTGTTGGTGCGAATGACTTTACCTAATGCTTTGTCGTAGACTGTATAGGTATTGTCTTTGGTGTTTACGTTGAGTATGTACTTGTCTGATTCCCAAGTGTATACTCCGTTTGAAACTCTTGCTTCGATCTCTTTTTTCTTTTTCATTTGTATTTGATTTTAAATAGGGTGGTAGTGAAGAAAATCCTACCACCCTATATTGGTTTACTCTTTTATTTGTGTTACGGACTTGTATGAGTCAAGTGTTCTGCGTACCTCGTAGTTGAGATTAGTGAACTCATTTCGGTCCATATCGTACAGTGTATCAACGAACTCGTGCATCTGATAGTCATGCATCTGGTTTATGGCTTCAAGCCATTTGAAGAGTTCTTCTGTGCCACGTAGCTTGTAGTTTCCTTGTGGGACGTCATCCTCGAATTGGGGTTCTTCGAGATAGACATCACTCTCAAGGATGTTCTGTACCTGGGCATAGAACATCTGCTGAATGGATGCGAACTTTTGTAGGCGTTCTACATATCTATTCAACTTTGTGTTGAACTCCATCATATCGCTCACAGCGTCATCAATAGCTTCTTTGAGGGCTTTGATATTGGGGTTCTTTTCCTTTTCTGGATAGGCCGCTTTGATCTCATCCGTGAACTCTTTTTTGTCAATGATTTCCATTTTCTTTGACTGTTTTTGTTTAACAAAATGGACAGCAAGTTTTCTATTACCTGCTGTCCTGTTTATTATTTATTCTTCTTCATCGTCATCGATAGTAGGCATTTCCCAGAACTCTTCTGGTATCTCAAACTCTACTACTTTGTCGATGGCTTCGTTGAGTAATGCACAACGCATTCTGACATCGAGTTCTTCTGCTTCAAGAACAGAACTCTCATCGGCTATATATCCGATTTCTTTAATTTTATCGAAGATATATCCAATGTTATGACAGATATATTTCTCTGCTGTATATCTGTTAAAGGTGTAGCTACCACTGTCATTCCCAGTGACACTATCATTTGTGAATAGCTTTTCCTCTAACCATTCCTTGAGTCTGTCTTTTGTGAAGTGTGGTAGTTCATCGTTATCTAACTTCTCTTTAACCCAAGACCATACATCGTCATAGACTGCTTGGTCGTAGTCGTAGTCATATTCTCTTAGTTCGTCTTTCAGTCTTTCGACTTCAGTACCGAAATACTCAGGCGAACCATAGTGTTCATATCTACAGAGTTTGGCTTGCAGTTCTGCGTTCTGCTTGGTTAAGAAGTCATTGCGTTCCTTAAGCTCCTTGACTAAGGCAACGAGTTCTTCGTTTTTCTGCTGTTCCATGACTATGCTTTTTTATTCGTCATACAATTCGTTAAGATGTTCTCTTTCATCTTTGGTTAGTTCTTCTATGCCAATCGGCATATAGCTACCCATGCGCATCATACGCCAACCGCTATCACCATCGTAGTCTCGTACTCGGCATAGATAGTCTTCGTATTTATACTCAGGATGGTCTATGCCTTCAAAGCATTTGATGTAGTAGTCCAAGTGGTAGTCTGCATTTTTTGCGATGAGACTATCTGCTCTGGCTTCAGCTTCTTTGATGCCATAGCAGATATGTTTTGTGACTCGACCGAACTCTTCTGGAGTCTCTATCACGAAACGTGTTTTATTGACTTTGTTCATTTGTTTGAACGATTATGAAAGGGAGCACAACGTTGTGTCATGCTCCCTTATGTTTTGCTTAAATGTTTGTTAAGTATGCCCAGCGACCAGCATAGTCGAGTATCTTTTTGATGTCTATTGTCTCCAAGCTTCGCTTACTTCTTGGCAAAGACAAGTACGTTCTACCGCCTTCTCTGTAGACTCTGAGTGTGTCTCTGTTATTGAGTATCCACTCTCTGATGCCGCAGTTGAGTGCTTTCTCCCACTGGTCTTCGTATCTGTCTTCTGACCGTGAGTCTGTGCGAAGACGCTGGAAGAGTTTGTTGTCGATGAAGTCTACATACCAACGCTTTTTGGCTGTATAACCTCGTTGTGGGTCACGGAATGTCAGATAGTAGGGACCTTGGTATTCCCTGAATACAACAGGTACTATGCTGTTCGATCCACAAAGATTCTTTGCGTCTATTGACTTGCTGTCGTGCCACTCCTTGAGCGACTCTAACAATGATATTGTTTGATGTAACATTTATTTTGATGTTTGTATTTGTAAAAATAGCAGTAGAAGATATTACTCTCCCACTGCTATTATCTTATTGTTCTTTTACTATTTAACAACAAGGGGTAATGGCTTTTATACCATCACCCCTTTCTTGTCTATATTGCTTCTGCCAACAGTTCTTTGACATCGGCTAATGCCTCTTCTTTATTGGTATAGTACTCAGGATCACAGTATGTATACCGCTCTTCAAGTACTCTGAACAATCGACTCACGCCTTTATCAACCAGCGACAGGATCCTTTGCCTGCACATGTCGGAGTCAATCATGCCTTCATCATATTGACGTCTGATGTCCTCAGCACGATCAAAGTACTGCTGAACTCGCCAATCCCCATCGATGTCTTTCAACACTGTCAACGCTTTGTCAAACTCTTCACCGATGATATACGAGTTGTCTACTTCGTCAATGATTATGTCTCTGCAAACCTTGATGACATATTCATGTTTCTCTATCTTTTTCATAGGACTATTCCTTTAATTTGTTTCTGTTTATACAGTATCAGCTACCTATACTATTGCATAAATAGCTGATACTGCCGATGAACTATTTCTTCACGCCATTGATTGCAAGTGATACAATGCCGAGAACGCCGTAAGCAAAGCCTGCTATGCCTACTGCAAGAATGATTGCTGTAACCATCTTGTTTAATGTTTATTTGTTTTTGATATGAGCTATCTACTTATCCGTAGCTCGTCGGAGTCTGTCTTTTGTGTCTGTTTTAACTTTTTGAAGAGTGACAAACGAACGAATTACTCGATGTCAATGCACTGTTGTAACTCGTTCATTTGTCACGACTTGACTAATCCTTAATTTCATCTAAGATGCCAGGATAGTAGTCACAGGTAAGCTTATTCCAGAGTTCCATGGCATGTTCTTTATGTTGCTCACCATACTTCAACTGTTCTTTAAGTTCGTTGACTTTCTTACAGAGTATTCTGAAAGCCTCGTCGAGCAGTATTGGTTTCTGCATAACCTCATCGGGTTCGATGCTTACATACATATTTTTGCGGAGCTCATCTGATAATTTCTCAATCGCAATGTAACACTGGTTGCGTTTACGCTCATAGTATGTAAGTTTTTCTTCGAGTTCAGCGTTCTCTTTCTCAATATCCTCGAGATGAGCAAGTAATTCCTTGACAAAGGCTATTGTAGCTTCAGTAAACCACATAACTATTTAAGATTAAAATGATTAAACAAAAAAAAGTAAGAGCCATGATAACTGTGACATGACTCTTACCAGTTCAGCGTATTAGTTCAAACTTTGCGAAATAAAACCCTCCCGAAGGAGGGCTTTGGTGACTAGAACTCATCCCAGCGGAAGGCTACGCCATGATCGCCAGACCCATCGGAGATGAGCCAGTAGGTCTCGTCCGTGTCCTTGTCCAACGCTTCCCAAGCATGTGCATTACCTTCTGAGAAGTAGCGCATAATGGCACGCTCGGCCTCTGGTTGGCCCAAGAACTTGGAGGACAGGTTTGCGTCGAAGACAGCCACAACCTCACCTTCAATCTCGATGAAGAAGCGGTTATTCTTGGACAATGCTACATGGAACAACTCGGCATCTTTGCCAAACATCTCTTTGAATCTCCTGTAATTCATAACAGTACAAATTTTAGTGAAACGGATTTGATTACTGAGTCGCTGGGGTAACAACCCAAACAACTCTATATACAGGCATTGCATACAAGTGTATCCCACGCCCTCGTTCATCAAAAAAAAATTTGGGAAAAAAAATTTGGGAATGTACTTTAGATTAATCATCACTCAGGCGATTCGCTTACAACTGAATGTCACCGTTTTTTTACTACTTCTTCTATAATAAGAGCTAGTAAAAAAAAAACGGTGACACCACTTCGACACACTGACGGTACTCCCAGACATGGCAGCTAATAAGAAGAAAAAAAAAGAGGTGTTCGGCCTAAGAGCGAATAGTAAAGAACAGTTCGATATGGATTGTAGGAGTGAGGTGAGGAGGGTCGAAAAAGGCTATAGTTTAAAGTATAGGCTATAGGTATATTTTCTTTGTAGTTTACTTTGTAGTTTAAAGTATATATTGTACTTTTGTATAGCAAACTAAGCTGTTGATTATTAACGTATTAATTCAGAAACGTGAGGTGGCATAAGATACAGAAGTAAAGGATTCTATATCTGGAATGTCAATCCTGTGCTATATCGACGGTTAAGTGTGCGCCAGAACCTATAAAAGCATAAGAACATATGAGCAACTGTTCGCCCAAAGGGAAGCACTTTGTAACTACGGACAAGACCTTGCTTATTGACGAGAATACAGGTGAGGTATTGTCTGAGTGCGTTGTAGAAAAGGTAAAACGAGTAACGACAGACAATGTGTATTGTAAGCTCTACACATCGGATATGAAGCGATGGCAGAAACTGTCGACTAAGCAGCTTTTGCTATTCTTGGCTATGTGCAGCGAAATGGAATACTCTGGACTTGTTCACGCCAGTGGCTTGCATAAGAAGAGGCTACAGGAAATGAGTGGCGTTACTAATGAACAGGTCTACCAAGTATCAATGCGCAAGTTGAAGGATAATGGGTTTATAGCACCTTATGTGGATGAAAACCTTAAGCAATTTCAGGGATATTACTTGGTTAATCCAAATCTTGTTGCTAAGGGGTCTGTGTATAAGGTTACTAACGAAACTAAGCCTTTGTATCTGGCTAACCTAAAAAGGATAGCTGAAAGGCAACGTAGGCAGAGCTGTAAAGACTTTGGGGCTGCTGTTGCTGACTTCCAAAAGAGATGCAACAATAAGTCAGAATCGGAAGATAAGACAGAAAAAATAATAGAAAAAATAAAACAATTGGAACATAATTCTTGTGAATAATGTTTGAATAAAAACAATTGTTGTTTATTTTTGCAATACGTTCTGTAGGGGTTACAGGGCGTGTTGCTTTTTTTTGCTATCATGAAACAGACTGAGGAAAAGATTGAGAAGGGGGATTATGATGCAGAGCCAGTGGCTTACTGTGCTCGGTGCTACTCACTATATATATTGACGGACAAAGTATTCGGTGATTACTGCGGACGTTGTAAGGGTTCTTGCATAAATACGGCTAAGAACTACGCTGAGTTTGATAAAATCTATAAAGAACATATTAAGCAAATACAGGAAAAGCGATGAAGAATGAAATGCTTACTAAACTCGTTGCTGAGAGCAAGGAGTGGGATTGTGATCGACTGAAGTCTGAGTATGAGGCTTTGGCTAATGAATGTGATAAGGTTCATTGTCAGTTGGTCGAATATGGGCAGATGCGACAAGACCAGATGTTGCTGCAACGTTTGGATTATTTGTTCCGTGTGGTTGAGTGCAATGCTTATGAGGGCGATGACTTCTATCAAGAGTGCCTTGAGGAGATTAAGTTGCTGATGCGTTTGCCTGAAGAGTTGAAAGCCAAGATGGCTGATGCTGCTACAAAGAAAGGGTCTGCAAAGGCTGATTAATGAGAGAATGGTAAATGAATAAGCCAGATAAGATACTTAGGGTTTGTAGACCGTTTGGTGAGTTCTTTCGTTGGTGGCTTAAGATAACGAGACCGTTTCATAAGATGAAGCCACAGGAAATTGACGTAGCCGCTAAATTGCTTGAGTTTAGATATGATATACTTAAGCAGGGTGAGGGGATGAAAGAAGAAGATGTCTATCATTTGCTTATGACCAAAGATTGGAAAGAGAGGATAGCGTCGGAATTGAAAATATCATCGGCTCATCTTAGTGTGCTGCTGTGTAACTTAAGGAAGAGAGGATTTTTGCGAAATGATGCTATGAGCAAAGCTTATATTCCTGATGTGACGAACGAGGAAACTTATTCATTGCATATACTATTCCAATTCAAAAAAGAGTAAGGATGAAGGAGAGTTACCGTGCGGAATTGGCAAAGCGTATAAGCGAAAAGACAGGCATAGACTATGATGATTGTTTCGATGTTGTGGGTGCTTATTGGCGCATGATTAAAGAGGCTTGCGCAAGATTCAATAAGGAGGAAAAAGACCCACGCAAGATTCATAATGGCATATTGCTTCGTGGTATCGGTACGTTCTCGGCATACCCAGGCGTGGGCTCTCCACAAAACTTCACTAAGAAAAAATATGATTAAGGTAAATAAAGTAAAACCGCTATTCAATAATATAATAACCACCGCCGATAAGTATGAAGAAGACCAGATGGCTGGTGGTATCATTGCCATTCAGAAGGGCGAGATTAAGGAGTTTCAGAAGGTTATTGCCGTGGGCAGTAGCGTACGTGATGTGAAAGAGGGTGACCTTATTAAACTCCGTTTCGACCGCTTCTTTGTAAAGAAACATAAGCAGGGCTCGATGATTGATGGCGTTATTCAGGACAACCCAGTGGTCAATGTTTCAGTGCCAGCTGTGTTTATAAATAACCAACAGTGCTTGATGATTAATGACGTTGATGTCGAGTATATTGTGCTGGATAGCGAGGAGGTCGATGAGTGTAAGATTGTCGTTCCAGAAAATAAGATTGTTGTTGCTGACCCAGCTTTGGTAGATACTAAACGTCTGCGATGAAACTCTTTAAATTCGATAGTTATAAGGTAAATATATCGGAGGAGGCTCTGGCGATCAAAGCATTCAGGGAGCTATGGAATAGGGATAAGTCGGTTGATAAGGCTCAGGCTTTTCTTGAACTTGGCTATGTCTATTTCATGTGCGACCCACGCTCGGACTATATGGTTGTTGCCGATGAGGACGAGCGGAGTGCTTTGATTATAGAGCAAGAGGGGCTCGGATCTAAGTGGAAACCTGATGCCAAGGTAAAACAGGCTATGGAGATATACCTTGGCTTTAAACCACAATCGGCACTGCTGCTAGAGGACATAAAGCTTGCTGTAAAAAAATTACGGGAAACTCTGACAAGTATAGATTTGTTAGAGAAAGATGCCAGTGGTAAGCCAGTGTTCAAGGCAAATGAATATGCCAACACACTGGAGAGATTGCTTAAGCTGTGCTCTGCACTTAAGGAGGCAGAGCGACAGATGGCGATGGATATGGCAGAGAGTGGCAGGGCACGAGGTGGCGGACAGAAGACAGTGTTTGAGGATGAGTTATCGATAGACTGATGAGCGAGATACCAGACATAGAGATGAATGAAAAGCAGACACCCATAACGGATGAGCTGCTTTCTTCGTATACGGAGGAGACCAGATGTAAGCTGTTTGAGGTTATTAACTCAGTGCGGTTTATTAAGAACCTTATTTCGCCAGACAGACGAAGGGCTAAGGATATGCCACATGATGACAAAGGTCGTGTGATTGTGGACTTTGGCAATCCTCATATATTAGAAAATATGGATTATTTCCGACCTGCTGCTATACACTACCAGAAGTACGGATGCTACACCAAACTAAAGGTAAATGGCAATCCTAATAGCGAATATGGCAGGTGGGCAAGAGAGGAGTTGCGCAGGTGCTGGGAAGGAATGGTACGACCAAGCGATGGCGAGTGGGTGACAGGTTATCTCTATTGGTATTTGAATTATTGCCCAATCATGTTGACCAAGGAGGCAGATGATGGAACAGCAAACCGTGTGGAGGACTTCCCTCATGTGTGGGATGGAGTCTATCTGAGGTTTCATTATCTGGAGAGGGCACGACTGAATGGGTCACACGCCATTGAGCTGGCACGACGTGGCTGTGGTAAGAGCTTTACACTGGCAGCTATTATGAGTCATAACTTCGTGGTAGGTAAGAACAAAGAGGCTCACAAACGTGTGATGACCATTCTGACGGCTTATCAGAATGAGTATCTATCAGGCAAGGACGGAACGCTCAGTAAGTTCGTGCCAATGATAGACTTTGTTGCCAGAAATACACAGTTTCCGAGAAAGAGGCTCATTGATACACAGCAGAAGATGCAGTGGATGATGGGGTATAAGGATATGGAGACAGGCACGAATATGGGTTCACTCAATCAGGTTATAGGCGTTAGTAGCAAGGATGACGAGGCTAAACTCCGTGGTAAACGTGGCGATATATTGATTGAGGAGATGGGTTCGTTTCCTAAACTTCTATCGATATATAACATTATTCGTTACGGTGTAGAGGAGGGCAATAAGGCGTTTGGTTTTATTTATCTTGTTGGCACAGCAAGTGAGGATGCATCAGACTTTGAGGCGGCTAAGAATCTGCTATATGCTCCATCGGCTTATAATATCTATGAGATTGAAAATGTGTATGATAGATACGACCAAGGCAAGAAGACATTTGGGTATTTTTTCCCTGCTTACTTGAGTCGTATTGGTTGCATGGACAAGGATGGGAATAGTGATGTTATCAAGGCAGTGTTGGAGATACTGGAGGCACGAGAAAAGGCAAAGTTCTCGCCTGACCCCAATACTGTATTGCAGGTTATTGCTGAGATGCCAATAACGCCTGCTGAGGCTATTATCAAGGTAAGGCAGAATGTGTTCCCTGTTAACCAGTTGAATGAACGACTTGGACAGATTGATAGTCAGCCTAACTTCTATGATGGCGTGCTGACTGGTGACTTGACCATGGAAGGGTCGGCAGTTAAGTTCACTCCTAATGGCAAGAGTCCGATAAGGGAGTTTCCGCATAAGGTCAATGATGGTAGGAATACAAATCTGGATGGTGCTGTGGAGATATTTGAGCTGCCAGTTAAGGGATCGAATGGCAAGCCGATGCACGGACGATATATAGCTGGACTTGACCCTTATGATGATGATGCAAGTCACACGACATCACTTGGTTCGCTGTTTGTTATGGACTTGTGGACAGATAGGATTGTGTGTGAATATACAGGTCGACCATTCTATGCTGACGATATGTATGAGACAGTACGTAAGGTATTGTTGTTCTATGATGCACGGCTGAACTACGAGAATAATAAGAAGGGACTCTTTGCTTACTTCTCGAAGATGCACTGCGTATATTTACTTACTGAGACGCTTGACATACTAAGGGATAAACAGTTGATTAGGGAGAGCGGATATGGCAACAAAGCTGTTGGTACTATAGCTACATTGCCTATCAACAACTATGCGAGGATGAGACTGAGGGATTGGTTATTATCTCCTGCTGAAGTGCCAAGTCCTGATGAAGATGGTGGTACGATAACGACACAGAACCTCTATCTGCTTAAAAGCCGAGCTTTGATACAGGAGCTTATAGCATGGAACTCTGAGGGAAACTTTGACCGTGTGAGTGCTATGGGTATGCTGATGTTGCTCAGGGAGGATAGACTAAGCAAGTGCGGTGGCGTGGCAAAACACGAAGAGGAAGAACAAAGCATAACAAGCACTGATAGTTTCTTCAAGAGATACGACAAAGCCAAGAAAAACGGTGGAAGGTGGTATTAATGAGCCAATTAGGGAATATGGAAATAATTTACTTAATTTGCAGTATCAAGAGAAAAGTCAACGATGGCATATAGCGTTAATACATTTCCTGCGCAACAGTTGCCATATAGCCGAAAGGGAGATAAATGGCGTAAGCAATGTGTGGATTGGGGCTGCTGCAGAACCTACGAAGCGAACGAGTTGGTGCGTGGGTCTGTGGAGCATATGTGTATAAATTACGATTTAGTTAATGGCAGAATCCATGTTGAGGATTTTGCGAAGGTTATAGAACCAGATAAGTTTAGCATAGGTTTCATTCCTGATGACATACAGCATTATCCAATAATCAACCCCAAGATAAACTTGTTGGTTGGCGAGGAGAGCAAGCGAGTCTTTGAGATGCGTGTTGTGGTTACTAACCCAAATGCAGTAAGCGATATAGAACGCAACAAAGCAAATGCACTGAGGGAGAAGTATGTAGCCTTTTTGCAGGGGTCGCAGCAGGAACAGGAACAAGACCAAAAACAGATAGCAGATATACAACGGTATATCAATTATGAGTGGCAGGATATGCGAGAGATTAGAGCCAACGCCCTGCTACACCATTATGACAAAGAGCTCAATATAGGCATAGAGCTCAATGCAGGATTTAAAGACGCAATCACCGTTGGTCAGGAGATGTATAAGCTTGACATTGTGAGCGGTGAACCAACTCTTGAAAGACTCAACCCCCTTAATGTACATGTTTATCGTTCAGGCAACAGCAACAAGATTGAGGATGCTGATATTATCGTTGTTGAAGATTACTGGGCTGTAGGGCGAGTGTATGACGTATTCTATGATGCTCTGACACAAAAGGATAGGGATTACATAGAGCACATTGCAGAACAAGATGGTGCGGGTGATGATGACGAAGAGGAACGCAGGTTGATGGAGAAAGCATACTCTGGTAGCTTTATTGGTGAAGATGGAGTACACTTTACCGAAAGTCCGATGAAGTATGCGAATATACACAACGACAGCCACCTTGCTCCATTCGACACATCGGGCAACATACGTGTTGTGCGAGTATACTGGAAGAGCAGGAAGAAGATATTGAAGGTTAAGAGCTACGATGAAATAACTGGCGAGACTATATATAACCTATTCCCTGAAGGACATATAGTTAACGAAGATTTAGGTGAAGAGGTTGAAACTCTTTGGGTTAACGAAGCTTGGGAGGGCACTAAGATTGGCGAGCAGGTCTATGTTAATATACGTCCGATGCAGATGCAATTCAATAGACTTAGCAATCCAAGTCGTTGCCATTTTGGAATTATTGGCAGCATCTATAATCTTAACGAGGATAGACCATTCAGTCTTGTGGATATGATGAAACCGTACAATTATATGTACGACGTAATCCACAACCGACTCAATAAAGCTATAGCTAAACACTGGGGCAATATGCTCGAGCTTGATATTGCTGCTTTGCCAAACGATATGGATATGGAGAAGTGGCTCTATTATGCTAAGGAGTGTGGCATTGTTGTAAAGGACTCGTTCCGTGAAGGTAATAGAGGTGCTGCTACTGGTAAGCTTTATGCAGGTCTTAATACCAATTCCAAGGGTGTGATACCTATGGATATGGGCTCGACAATCCAGAGTTATATCAATTATCTCGAGTATCTGAAAAAGGAGATGAGTGAGGTGGTTGGTATAACACCACAGCGAGAGGGAAGTATTAGTAACCGAGAGACTGTGGGCGGTGTTGAGCGAGCAACGGTGCAGAGCAGCCATATTACCGAGTGGCTTTTTATGCAACACAATGATGTGAAGAAGAGAGTCTATGAGGCTTTTCTGGAAGTTGCAAAAGTTGCTATGAGGGGCAGGTCGCTTAAGTTTAGTCACATACTTAGCGACAACAGTTTGCAGATAATGAATATTGATGGAGATGAATTTGCGGAATGTGACTATGGTCTATGTGTTGATTATAGTAATGACGCTCAGGCACTTAAGCAGAATCTCGAGGCGTTGGCTCAGGCTGCGCTTCAGACGCAGGCACTCTCATTCTCGAACATCATGAAACTCTATGGTTCAAGCAGTCTGGCTGAGAAACAGCGTATGATTGAGCAGGCTGAGCAGGAGAGTCAGCAGCGTCAGCAAGAGGCGCAGCAGCAACAGGAGAAACAGCTCCAGATGCAGTTGCAGAACGCCCAACAGATTGCACAGCAACAGAACCAGCTCCAGTTGCAGATTAAGCGTGAGGAGAATCAGACAAGGATTAAGGTTGCTCAGATTGAGGCTATGACCAAATATGAGACTACCGAACGTCAAGACCCAACTCAGTTTGAGAAGGAGCTGGCTGAGGATAGGAGACAGTTCGATGAAAAGATTGGCATAGAGAAAGAGAAGATTGAGGTTGATAAGATGAAGATTGAGAGTCAGAGCAGCAGTAATGAACGCATCAATCAGCAAGCTAATTACATCAAGAGCGAGAATGAAAGACTCAAGAGGGAGGCGGAGGAACGAATGAAAGCTATGGCAGAAGAGAATAAGTTCCTGATGAACGAACGTAATTTATCACAATCGAAAGAGAGTAAGTGATGAAAGCAAGAATATTCCGACAGATAAAAGAGAGTGTTAAGCCACTGCAGACACCAATGGATATGTGGCTTAAGCCGAATGCGAGGTCTTTCTGGTTGATGGTGTATAAGCCAGAAATCCAAGAGTGGGTAAGCCTTGGCACAAAGACTTATTGGGAAGAGATATTAGAAAAGCCAACCTATCTTCTCAATGAGGAGAATCTGATTAACTTCATCAACGAGAATACAATCAATGCGCAAACGGCTGATGAAGTGGGTTTTAGATATGGCGGTAGTGTTGACGCTATAACCAGCATCGAGCCAACTGTGACGGTTGAAGAGAATGGCGAGAACTTGCCAAGTGTGGATGCCGTGTTGGAGAAGATTATCCGCAAGCTCTGGTGGCAAGATTTGAGCGTTGGCGTTACTACGTCACCTAAGTATAGGTATGTTAAGGTTGCTCGAGATACTGGAGATATTGCATTTAATTGGAAGATAAGCAATTATATCAAAAGCGAGTCGTCGACTGTTAACTGCATTAAGAGTTCTACGGACATTACGGTTACTGGTACTGAGGGATTGGCTAATGTAGATGGTGATGCTACTGGGACTATTACTATTCCGAGTTTTAAGCCTACTGCATATAAGGATTATACCGTTAAGATACAAGCAGTGTGTGAGGATGCCGATGGTAATGTGAAAGGGCAGAACAAGTCAGATACTTATTCGGTTTATGCGAGGTTTCCTTATTTTGCTGGGACTACGTCGGATTTCTTGTATACACTCTTCAATATAGACCCATCAACTGGAGAACCTGATGATTCAGATATTACCGAGGAAGTTGACGATATGGGGAAAATATTCTTCCTGCGTTTTCCTATGCTGACTGGTTCTACCGCAACGTTTAAGTTTGCTAAAGGGACAAATTCATATCAAATGATAATTCCTTCAATATATGAAGTAACGGAAATAACGCAGGGCTTAAAGGGTGATTGGAATGGTTTCTTTACTAAGTCGAGCGATTTGTTAAATGGATATGAATATACGATGTATCAATCGTCAGACTTGACTAATTCTGGTAAAGACGAACCAACAGTGACAGTAACGCTAAAGAAAATAGGATAAGATGAATAACAATGAGAGTAATAGCAACGAAGGATATGAGTGGCCTATAGTGGTGCGTAACTCAAGCCGCCACAGTAACTTGGATTATTACTATGGTCCATACGACAGTTACGAGGATATGGAGGCTAATGTGCCATCGACAGTGCGTGACTTTGGTTTCACGGCTGCTGTGCATAATGCCGATGGGTCGGTGACTGAGTATTGGCTTGTGGGCACGAGTAAGTCAAATTTGAAGTGGCAACAGAAGTATGTTCAGTTTAATGAGGCTATTTCGGTTAAGGGTTCTGTATCTTCACTTGAAGAACTTGAGGCTAAGACAGACAATAAGGTTGGTGATATGTATCTGATTAAGAATGAGGATGGTACGTATTCTGAGTATATCTGGGTTGAGGATAACGAGGACAATGGACATTGGGAATTGTTGGGTACAGAACAGCTCTCTATTAAAGGCAAATTGAAATTCTCCGGCGTACCTGTTTCTGGTACAATAACTACGGATGACGGAAGTGATTGTGTAGTATACGATGGATCTCAAAATGTTAATGTAAATCTTGGTAATTATGTCACCAGTGACACGCTCAATAGAGCAATTATGAGAAACTATGCATTAGGTACATATGAGGCAATAAACCAAGTATCAGAATCAGCAGACTCACAAAACACATTGTACTTCTATAAAGCGAAAGCCAATAATGCGGCATGCAAAAAAGGGCAAACAATTACAATTTCTTTCGATTATACTGGGGTTGCTATTATAGGGACATTCAATCTTCAGGTACATAAAACATGGGAAATATTAATGACATTTTCTGCACCAGAGGGGACAATAGAATCTATCGAGGATGTAGCTACATCTGGACATTTTAGTAAAACAATAACATTGTCAATGGACATTGAAGGGTGCGAAAAACATGGATTGGTATACATACAAGGCAATTTCAGGGGGGCTTTGCAATTGTCGAATTTTAAGTGGGAGATAAACGATACGGAAACACCATGGTGTCCTGCACCAGAGGATAACGTAGAGATTAAAGATGGCTTATATGATATAAAAACTCAAACGGAAACAAATAGTTCAGGAATCACTTCCCTAAATATGGAACTTCAAACATTAGATAAAAGTGCAGTAAAAATCAATAGTTCTGGAAATATTGTTTTAAATAACTACAATACGTTGCTTTGTGGGTCGAATCCAGCTCTTTTGTATCCAATGATATTCTATCTTTCATACACTGACAACAAGCAAATTTCAGGTGCACATAACCCAAATACACATTATTATTGCTGGAATGCTAATGGAATCAGTTTTGGATTTAGTTTTAGTAACGAAGAAGTAGTAGTTAATAACTTTATAATCCCCAAATATCACTTCAAACTAACATTTACCATCCCACATAAAACGTTTCCTATCACAGATAAATATGACCTATTTGTAGTCGGAACATCTAACCATGCAGATGGAAGGCATATTTATCAAGCGTATGTTAGTACATTGTACCGAACTGCATTTTCGCGCAACGGCAGTGAACTGTGGGAATTATACTTAAGAACAGCTGACGATGACACTTATAATGATCCAATACATATGCAGCTTGCAGTATATTGTTTGCCTTTAAATGGTGATAAACATATAATGGAAAAATTATGACAATATTCTGTTATAATAAATGAACGACAAACTGCTAATAACAAAAATATATGACAATAAAAGGCAAGAGCCGTGAAGAATACGGCAATCAGAAGATAGACAGAGAGGGTGTGGAGCAAGCAGTCAGAACTGCTAAGCAATACGAGAGCAATCAATTGAGTGGAGTGAAGAATGGTGTTACTAAACTCGTTGGTGATGGTAATGGTGGTATCGTGTATGAGAATCCTTACCTGCTTAATGAGGTTACAGTGTCTGCTCCAGATATGCGAATAGCTAAGGCTGCACGAGACCGACCAGATTATAAAGGTCTTAGTAGTTTTGCCGTCACTGCTCCAATGGGTATTGGTGCTTTGATTAGCAATGCTGGTGGTGCGGCAGTTGATGCTGTAGTACGTGGTGTGTCGGATTATAATAGCTGGGGAGAGATGGTTGGTGCTAAAACTGGTCTTGCTGACTATGCAAATAGGATTCGAGGCGAGAATCCTTTTCGTGCATCGTTGATTAACGTTGGTATTAATGCTACTAATCCAGGTTATTTGCTTGGTTATGTTATTGGTGCTGAGGGTATACCTGGTGGTGCTGTTGGTAGTGGTGTTAATAATCGGGCTGGGATGACTGTTAATAATCGGGCTAATATAGTAAAAAATGCTGCTCGTCAATTAAATATGCCATTAGGTCGGAAAGTGACTATAAAGAGAAAAATGTATGCAAATGAACAGTTTCCGACTAAAATAAATCTTCCAGTATTAAGACAATATTACTATCCATATTTGTCTTTGCTGACCGAGTATCCTAAAACAGCAGTATTTAGAAATGCTAAATTTATTCCCCGTCTACTTGATGATAACAAAATCAAAGATTTTTATTATTATTATGCAAACTCAGATGACAAGAAAGAAGAAAGTGATAAATTTTCCAGTCAAGACGTGAGCTGGAATAGTACTTGTCGTCTCTATAAGTAGAACCACCTTTCTAAATAATCATGAAAGACAAACTATTAATAACACTATTTGCTCTAATCATATTACTCTGTGCTGCTTTATTTTACTTTGTTAGTAAATGTGACAGAGTAGCGAATGAGCGAGACCAGTATGCTAGCCTTACGAAGAGTTACTCACGAGTCATTACGGACAGTGATAACGAACGGACAATGTTCCGTATGCGAATTGAGGATTTGGAGACCACAGGTGACTCGCTCATCCAGACTCTTGACTCGATGCGAAGGGAGATTGGCATTAGGGATAAGAGACTTAAGTCAATGCACCATAGGGTGACTTTTGTGGAGAAGACTGATACTGTTTATCTGAGTGATTCAATATTTATTAGTAATCTCGATACGATACTTACTGATGGTTGGGTCAGCACACACCTGAAGATTGAGATACCTAATAAGGTATCTCAGAGCGTGTCGGTGAAGAATCAGACTGACTTATTCGTATCTACGAAAAAGGAGACTGTCAATCCACCACGTAAGTTCTTCCTTTTTAGGTTATTCCAGAGGAAGCACTTGGTGATAACTGTGGTTGCTAAGGAGGGGAATCCTTGGTGTCGGACGGCGGAGAGTAGGCATGTGGAGATAGTTGATTAGTTCTTATGTATTCTTCTGGATTTGCTTTTTCTCTTTTTGAAGTCTTGGTAATCCTTTTGAATATTCAAGAAAAAGTATGCTTTAATACCAAGAACGTTTTCTAACTGAGTAGCCGTTCTGAGCGTTAATATGTGCTTGTTGTTGATAATTTCAGTCAATGTCCATTTAGGGATGCCAGATAGTTTTGATAACTGGCACACTTTCATATCACGAGCGGAAAGTTCGTCCTTTAATAGTTCACCAACTGTGGTAGGCTCGAATGGTACTGCTTGATTGAAGTTGTATATAGCCATAATAATGCGTGTATACTGAATTTGTTTAATGGTACACAAAGATACTAAATTGCAACAAGATATAATTCACTCAAGACATTTGCGTATGTAGCAGTAATTGCACATTGCTTTATGTTAAACTGCGCATACTAACATTTGTAGATCTCAATAATTCTGAGTAGCTTAGCACGTGAAAAACAGACGTATGGCATCACCAGTTAATATAGATACAGAATGGGAAGAGACCTGTAGAGCTCTTCATCAGTTGGCACAAGAGCAGGAAGAACAGCAGGCTAAAGTCAATCAGGTTAGGCATAAGTATAAAGGCGCAACCATCTGCTACTCCGATGAGCGAGCAGAGGAAGCCGAGCAGCGCATGAAGCGTGAGGAGAAACGTTTGGAAAAGCTTAACTATGTGTTACAGAGGATGGAAGAACACTTTAATCTCTTGCTGGCGGTAAAGACTGGTAAGTGTAAGTTGTACGAAAGCAATGCAGGAAACTAAAAATATTTCACTTAAAACGCAACTATCTTTATAGGATGTCGTAGAATAGTGTAGTATTAACCCCTTAAAAATCAATCACTATGAAAAAGGTAATGTTCACATTGTTGAAACTGTCTCTTATGTTAATCCTTGGGATTGTGTTTTGTTCGTGGAGTGCGCCCGACGAGAAGCCTCAGCAGCAAAAGCGTAAGAAGTTGATGATACTCACAAGCGTGTTTTGCCATGGCAATATGGAAAAAGGCGAAGATTGCTACAATCAAATATTCTTGATTCATAGAAGGGATCTTTTGGAAGAGTGCGTTAGAAAATACAGTGACAAAGATAGTGGTTGTGTGTATGTTAATTTTAATAACTACAACCACGAAGAGTTTAATAAGTTTTGTCGGTTCGACGATAGATTAGTCGGTAAGATTGTATTTAAAGGTGATAGCGTTATGTTAGTGTGCTATAATAACTTAGTCATATCTGACCTTACTGCACATATAGAGAATCCTGCTCCTACTTCAATTTTTGAAGAAGATAATAATCTGACTTCAGAATGGATATTTAGTAAAAAGGTAAAGGGAATTTTACTTAATAAAGCTAATTGGATGAATCATTATGGTGGTCTACTGTTCGATTGTAGCAGTGCGAGATTCTTTACTGACAGAGGATTATTGAAAGATTATGATGTTATGAACATTATGTTGGACAAAAATGACGAAAAGGATTTGTTTTGTTGCGACAACGGAACCATATATAATCCATACGCCTTATGCATCTCTTGGTATGAGGGCGATTCGACATTTACGGACACGAGGTGTGTAGATAAAGGATTTAAAATCGATAATAATTATTTTGTGTTTAATTCTGACGAGTTTGTAAGCAAGACATATAAATGGCCTAAAAAAATACAGATGTATGAAGACTAATATTTATGGAGGAGGTGGCGATATGCAAAGTCAACCAAAGAAAATGGTAAACTTAGATGTCGCTAATGAAGGTGGCGATATGCAAAGTCAACCAAAGAAAATGGTAAACTTAGCTGGCACTGATTTTGATAGATACATGCACTACATGTATGAAAAAGAATGGTTAAATCGGAACTCTGGTGGTATGTACAGCAATATGTTGTATAATATGAGACGTCTCAACCGAAACCAACCAGTTGATGCGAGCCGAGTGCAAGTTATGGGTAACGCAATCTTAATGAATGATGGTTATAATTACCTACCAGTTCGCTACACTCTGGACGACGGAACAATTGCAGAGGGTCTAGTAAACATGAATGGAGTAGATAAACAGCTTGGTTTTGTCCCTGACAAAGGTTACGTTCCTGATAAAGGAAGAACAAGAGGTAAGGAACCGTATGGTTTAAAATTCGACACAACCGAGCCGATGGACTCTTATGATTGGAATCCAGCCGCTGCTATTAACTATAATATACCGAAATACGACCCTAGGTTTTACGACTCTCAAATGATACCAGGTCAGTATTTTAAAGGGGCGGATGGTATTTATTACAAGAACAAAAACCCTAATTTTGAAATGGTGACAAATGAAGAATTAGCAAACAAACAGTTCTATGTTGATAAGGATAATGGTATGACAGTAGTGGATAAAGGTTATGCTCGTGGAGGCTCAATGCCCACCAAGCAAAAGAAACCCTCGCCCGAGTGGATTAAAAACCAATACGGTATCATGGCACACATTGCCCCAGGCTACAGCAACGACGAGTGGGACGTATACATTTAGCGTAACATGATAAAAGCCACCTCCTGAATTGTTCGGAGGTGGCTTTATTCTTTTTCTGTTATCGACCCTACTTCTGTCGAGGTTTTCTCGCACGGTTATTAGACTTCTGTTCCAAAACCTTCACACGTTCATAAAGCTCATTAATTAGCTCCTGCTGATCATCAAACAGAACCTTGACAGATTTCTGGTGATTCATTATCGTCTGTTCAGTTTTAGACGCATTATCCATCAAAAGTTTCAGACTAGTCTGTTTACTCTCGAGCCAAGCCTTATTTGCCTTATACCAAATGTAAATTGCATACAAGCCAATCAAAAAGATTGCGCACAGAATAGAAAGAATTGCTACTGTCATCTTTTTTGTTTGTTGAGTTTATAATTTCAAATCATTGGTAACCTTGATACGGATGGAAGAATCCTCCATTCTCATTTGTTCCCAGAAGTACTCAGGGATGCACCACCTGTAAGGAATAACTAATGTTGCACCTTCGTAGAGTTTGTTCCAGGATTCATAGCTGTCCAAGGCATTTAGGAAACCACGCAGGCGATAGTCTGGAGTATCATCCCAATCGTAAAAAGCAGCTGTTTGAATGTATTTGATGTCATCGTCGTAGAGATGTTCCTTTATCCATTCGTTACATAGCTGTTCTTGTGGGCATGTGATGCCAGAGTCTGCATCTCTTGGTTTTCTGAAATAAGGCACATAAGCCCATTTGTTTTCTTTTTTCTTAGCCATATGGTAATGTGATATGTACACGAAAAGCCAGTTTCGTTAACACGTTTCTAAAATATGTACTCGAAAACGTCGTTTTGTGTACACGTTTAGTTTCGTTTATCCCACACCCTTCGCAGAATATGGTACACAACAGCAAGAATAAAAGCGAGGAATATAAAAGCAACTAAACCATTCGTCTGTTCACTAAACCAAGCGCATATATCCTGCCAGACTGTTGCCATGCAAAAGTTGCACGAAGTTTGCATATTTGACTGTGAGATTGTTGTGAAATAATACCTGAATCGTCATCCAGTTACATGATAGTTACATGGTGTGGTGTTTGCAAGAAGTCTGCGAGTTCTGACCAGTAATTATCATAAAGAGCTGAAGCGTAAAGCATTAACAAGTTGCAAGATGGTTGCAGGTAGGTTATAATGTAATACATAAACTATCCTTTAGTTACATGACAGTTACATATCGTTATCTACTGGTTCTCGATTGCTTTCGTCTGCGTTATCCCAGTCTTCTTGAAGTTTCAGCCAAAATTTAGCAGGAATCTTAAGGTGTTCATTGAGTTGCTCTGCCATGAGAAGGTCTATACTTTCACGACCTTTGAAGAACTTACGCAGGAAGGCTTTGGACTTGCCAGTCATAATGCGCATGGTATCATCTGATATACCACGCACATTCATTTCGTATCTTAAGATTACTGATGGATGCGTCTGTTTTTCTTCCATATTGATACTTATTTAGTTACGCTAAATTATGAAAAAGAAACGAGATAGATACAACTTATAACGCAGAAATTAATAAAATGTTTACCGAAACAATAAATAAAATATTAATTCCAGTGTTTGCCATTAAGTGATTATTAAATAACATACTGAATATAAGGCATTTGGAAGTTTGAAAATAATGTGTTTTATTTGCAACGGAAAAACAGATTTAAACAGGAGTAACTATGGAAGATGAATTGAGTATGGATGATGTGTATGTAGATGATGGATATAGCGACGGCTCTGGAGAGAGCGCACCAGTTGAGACTGGCGGCTACGACCAATCTACTGATTCAAATAATGTCGTTGCTGATGACGATGGTACAGGTGGGTTGTATGATGGTACAGCACAGTACAGTAGTCAGGAGAGCGTAGGTGATGACGCAGGTGGTGAAGGGATGCCATCTGACGGTGTAGAGGGTTCTTCTCCTGACGTTTATTCTTCCATTGCCCGAGCACTGGTTGAAGATGGCATCCTTAATCTGCCTAACATTGATGGAATAAATAATGCTGATGCACTTCGTTCTGCGTTCCAGTATGAGATTGAGCAGCGTCTTTCACCACTTCAGTTACGAGTGAATGCAGCTTTGGACTCTGGCATGGATCGAGATGAAATTCAAAACTACGAGTCAGCTCTGAGCGAGATACAGAATTACACCGATGATGCTATTAGCGATGAGAGTGATGCTGGCGCAGAGTTGCGACACAATCTGATTAAAGAGGCTTGTATTGCTCGAGGCATGAGTGATGCTCAGGCACAGCGAGAGGCTGATAAGAGTTTTAAAGCTGGCACCGATTTGGAAGATGCTAAGGAGGCAAGGAACTTCTGTGAAGACCGAATGAAACAACTCTATCGTGATGCTATTGAGAGTAAGCGACAGCAGCAGATGCAGTATGCACAGCAGGTGCAGCAGCGAGAGCAGGCGTTGCAAGCCAGCATTATAAATGATGATGGTAGGATGTTTGGTCAGCTTCCAGAGAATACGAAACGTATGGTGTTGACTAATCTTTATGCACGCAACGTTAGGATGAACGACGGAACGATGTTGACTCCTATAGAGGCACGAGCCGCATCTGACCCTGTCGGTTTTCAGAAGGCAATGGCTGTGGTGTTTACTCTTACCGATGGTTTTACAAACTTCGATAGGCTTGGTGATATTAAAGCGAACAAGACAATCAAACGAGGCATCGAGGGATTGGAGCGAACACTCAGGAGTAGCGGACGAGGTGGCGGAGCGTATAAGTACGCTAACAACACAAATTCCAAGAAGAGTGGAGGAAATAGCGATTGGGAGCTGATTGGATAAAAGGCTTATGAGAAAAATCAAAATTGAAACTAAATAGATATGGCAGGAACATATGGTATGTATAGGGTGAGTAACAGACTTACTCCTATGACTTGGAAAGGTATGACCAAGGATAATCACCTTCGTCACCTGAATGAATTGTTTACTAATGGTTTTGCGCAGAATGCATCGAATCACTTGGTTCGTCTGTTCTCGTGCATGAACGGTCACCCCAGCTACGAGACTATCCTGAATGATGCAGGTATTGTTGAGTTTGAGAATGATGAGGATATTAAGTGGAAAGTAATTGGTGCGAGCGACCGCAATATCCCTTTGGTTGAGGCACGTGATGAGAACGGCGTTGTGGTTACCGAAGACAGCGATTTTGTTGGTCGTAACACTTCTCCTTTTGAACTTGTATTTGCTGAAGATTGGTTCTCTAAGGGCGAGTGGATTGTCGGTAACTTGAACGAGATTTATAACTTCCGTATTCTTGAAGAGCCTCGTCAGGAGGGTACTAATTATGTTTACCGAGTAGAGCTTGGTGGTGGTAACACCGCTGGCGTACCTGCTGAGCGACTTCTCCGTGGTGAGCGATTCTCGCATGAGGCAAACTACGTAGAGCGTGAGCGTTCTCGTAAGGTTGGCGATATTCACTTCAGCTCGCCACTGGCAATGCGCAACGACTGGACTTGCATTCGTATGCAGCACACTTGCTCTGGTAAGATGATTTTGGATAAGCTGGCATTTGAGTTGCCCTTGACTTACAAGAACAAATCGACTGGCAAGGTTGAGACCAAACGTGTAACCCACTTCATGGACTGGGTAGACTTTGAGTTCGAGCGTCAGTTTGCCGAGATGAAGAACCGTGCACTCGTATGGGGTCGTAGCAACCGCAACGAGAATGGTGAGTACATGAACATTGGCGAGTCTGGTGAAGTTGTAAAGGTGGGTGCAGGTCTTATGGAGCAGCGTGAGTTCGGTCACACTGAGTTCTATAACGACACATCTACTGTGTTGAAGCAGATTGAGAATGGTCTTGAGGCTATTTGCGCTAATGGCAATGTTCCTATGAGTGACCAAGTGTTTGAAATTCACACTGGTCGTTATGGTGCACGTATCTTCTCTAAGGCAGTGGCTAAGGAGATTTCTGGCTGGCATCCCTTCCAGTATAATGCCGACAATCTTGGCATTGTGAGCAAGACTTCGAGCCCAATCCATAAGAACGCTCTTGCTGCTGGCTATCAGTTCACTGAGTATATTGCGGCTAACAATTTGCATATCAAGTTGATTGTTGACCCAATCTACGATGATCCTGTACGCAACAAGATACCTCACCCCGAGGGTGGTCTTGCGATGTCTTACCGCTTCGACATCTTCGATATGGGTAATGGCAGTGAGCGCAATGTTGTTAAGTGTAAAGTGAAAGGTCTTGAGCCCAGTCGTGGTTATCAGGCAGGTATGCGCAATCCATTCACCAAGAGCAACTCTAACAACTACATGAGCTGGGATGTTGACGAGGCAGCAATCCATAAGATGGAGACCTTTGGCGTAATCGTCTATGATCCAACTCGTACTTACAGCTTGATTCCAAGCTTGCTTGTAGGATAAAAAAAACAATAACCCTCATCCCCTCCGAGTGCGTGGGGATGGGGGACTTTTATAAACAGAAAAAGGAGAAGAAAGAAAAATGGCAAGAAGAAGTAATCCAGATTTGGAGGAGATTGAAAACTCAACGGATACAATGGTTAATCCACTGAGGAATGAGAAAGTAACAATCCATCATATTTATAAGAAGAGTATACTCTTTGATGGTAAAGACCATGTGCTGAGTGGCGGTAAGGCAGAGACCAGTAAGGATGTGTTTGTACTTCCTCAGTTGGCGAATGGTACTTTCGTTAACCCACTCACAAATGTAGAGAAAGTATATCTCGAAGACGCACTTGGCGTTGGTGAGAACGGTCTCTCGATTTATAAAAAGGAGAATAACTTCTGGAGCAACTCTAATGCAGCGGCTGTTGTGACATTGACAAAGAATGACACAATACTGGATTTGAGTGACCCAGACGATTATATAAAGTACAAGATACTCTTGGCGAATAAGAACCGAATTTGTCCCAGCATGACAGAGTTGGAGCAGCATCCTCGAGCCAGCTATGAGTATGTGATTGTACACCATGAGGATGAGCTCGATGATAAGAAGAACCGCATGACGAACACAATGGAGTGCTACATGCAGTTTGGTAAAGTCAATGAAGATGCCGATACACTGCGTTGCATTATTGAGCTTATCAATCAGCGACCCCTTGCACCCAAGACGAAGATTAGTTGGTTGCAGACAACTTGTAATGAGCTTATTCAGAATAACCCAAAGCAGTTCCTTTCGGTTATCAAAGACCCACTGCTACCGACTAAGGTATTCATCAAGAAGTGTGTAGAGGCAGGTTTGATAAGCACACGCAACAAGCGTTATTATATCCGCAAGGACAACCAGCCAATGTGCAATGCCGATGAAGAGTCTACATTCCATGTGGCAGCTCGATGGTTGAATGAGCCAATTCATCAGGAGATTAAGTTGGCTCTTGAACATTCACTAAATACAGCAGAAGGCAAATGACCGCAAGTGACTTCATAATACAATTTGATTTGTTGTATAACAATCTCAACAGCGATAAAGCTCCTGAGATTAATGACTACGAGAAGAGTTTCTTGTTGACGTTGGCACAGGAGCAGATCGTGTCAGAGTTATACAACAAATCATTTGAAGTCAGCGAAATGACTCGTAGGGCTCTTGATGTTCTTGTGACGCAAGGCAATGGAGAGCGCATTGATGATGGCGGTATCTTGCCAGACAGTTGGCAACACAGCAAATGGCAGATTGCTGATGACGTTTGGTGGATGATATACGAGACTGCTAAGATTGAGGATCCATTGGCTTGTAATGACGGCAAGTGGATTGACGTAAAACCAGAGCTTCATGATGAGTATCTCAGGGATAAGGAGAATCCATTCCGAGGACCATCGAAGAAGAGAGTATTGAGACTCGATACAGGGTTTGATGGTCAAGTAGAGCTGGTGAGCAAATACAAACTTTCGGAGTATGTCTACCGCTATGTCCGTCGTCCCAAACCAATTCTGGTGTGTGACTTCACACAAGGCGAACTTGCTGAGTGTGGTATAAATATCCGAGGCTCTGTGGAGTTTAATGCAGACAAACCATGCGAGTTGAGCGAAACAATACAAAATGAAATACTAATCCGAGCCGTGTCGTTGGCAAAAGTGTCGTACAATGCAGGCTTAAATCAACAAAATAAACAATAACCAATATGGCAAACTTTTCAGTTTCTAAAGTAAACCAGTTTTATGTTGCCAACAAATATGTACAATTTGATGGTGGCAGCAAGACACATCTTGACTTGTCCGATGGCGTAGGTGCAATAATGCTTATTCCCAACTTGGAATACCACGACTTCGTGTTCGAGTATGTTAGCCCTGGTGGCATTATACGTAGCGACCGTATTGCTATGGATAAAATTACTAACATCAGTGCGACCTCAGCTTGCAAGTGCCGTCGTGGTCTGATTACTCGTACTATTGAGTTGAAAGACCTTAATGGTAGTGCCACTGGTAATGTGACCGTCAATGGTTCTAATGCATACATTGTTCCTGGTGAGGCATATATCCTTGGTCTTGAATTCGTTCGATACATTGGCATTTCGGATCAGGATAAGTATTATGTCAATGCAGCCGTGCAGGGCACTGAGGGCATGACAGCTTCTGAGTTCTATGTTCGCATGGCGTTCTCTATTGCACGAAACCTTAGCCGTGAGCCTGCTGCTTTGATTGACATCTTCGTGGAGAATAACGGCAAACTGGAGAAGATTGAGGTGGCAAGTGCTAAGCTTACTGAGAAAGCTCTGTATGATGCAATCTCAGCTTATACTAAGGTTACTCGAATTGTTCTTAAAGAGCGCATTCTTGATAACTATGAGCAGGGTATTGGCGAGAAGATGCCTGTAGACTTCGTTCTTAGCTTCGATGAGATTACTTATAACTCTGTTGATGTTAAGTGGGGCTTTAGTGAGGATATTACTCCTGCAGCTGATGATGTTACCTATGCGACTGTGTACAATGGTGTTAATCCAGATAAGGCACAAGGCATTGGCAATGGTCGCAAGACTGCTGATATGGAGTACTTCTATATGGGCGAGCGAGGTGATCAAGAGCGTCATGCAGGCTGGCCTAACAATGTACGTACCAAGTATTTGGTAAACCCTGATGCTGAGTATGACCACCTTGTGATTAACTTCTACTGGGCTCCTAATGATAACGACTCTGGCGTTCGTTCTACTAAGGTTTGCAATATTGTAAGCCCTTATATTGCGAATCGCGACGAAGGTGAGTCTGTAGTTTCGGTGCTAATGAAATCTTTTGGAGCGTTTGAGCAAGGGTTTGGTTATCATTTCCATATTAGAAGGGTTGGTGACTTCTCTGAAACAGGTAATGCGTAAATCGAACTTGAGATAAGCAGTTTGTGATTTTTATTAAATTTGTATTGGTAGTCGGGAGAGGTGATCTGTTCGCCTCTCCCCTCCAATCAAATCAAGCAACAGCTATATGGTAAAGGTAAATGACTTTGGAGTAACGTACGACGGACACCATTTGGTGATAGACATTCACGTTAGAGACCTAATGTGTTTTAAAGAAGAGGTGACCGTTGATGTTGATGGAGAGGAACAGACTAAACTCATTGATAAGATATTCCTCGATAAAATATATGTGGTAAACCATCATCAGTTCTCTGATGGGGATTCTTACAAGACTAATTACCTTTATAAGATAGAATATGGCGAAGATGACCATGTGACCACCACACGTGAGTTTATTGGCGATGATGAGATTCCAACCATGAGCACGGATTTGCTTTTCTTGATTATTGAGACTAAGGGTGAGCCATCTGGGAATTATCGTGGCATGAATCCTACAGTGGCTGCGACTTATTACGAAGAGAGGGTTTATCAAGATTTCATGGATGGGATGAAAGAGGTAGCTGAGCAGGACTCAAATAACTGTATGCCACCACGTTGGTTGATTGATATGCAGTTGAGGCTCAAAGCTTTGCAGGTGGCGATAGAGAGTTGTGACTGGAAGCTGGCTTGCAAATGGTGGCGAGAGATGTTTGAAGGAAGCGGCGAAGAAAAGAAGAAATGTAATTGCCATGCTTGATTATATAAATAAACAGATACACAAATACTTTAAAAGACTTAGCGTTGCTGGCTATGAGAAGGATGACGATGTGATGCGATTGCTTTGCGTTATCTTCATAAGCGACATGGTTGGTAATGACTTCAATGGATTTCTTGACGAGTGCGACAGGGAGATAATTGAAAAAGCTATTTATAATCTAACAGGCGGTTGTATACTGCCATACCCCAGAATAAATAAGACAAATGCCATGAATAAGCTACACCTTGGCGATATTAGTTCTCTTGCAGAGCGTGTGAATGATATGAATGATTACATGCAAGGTTTTGCGGCGAATGTGAAACGAAAGAACAAGCAACAAGATAATAGGCTCGACAAGCTTGATGAGAGTGCAGGGAATGAGATTCCTGAGTACGATGAGGATGATGAGGTTGAGTACGGCTCTGGTAAAAAGAGAAAGCAGAATGGACGTACTGTTTATGTTGGCTGTAGCAAGAGACCATGCAAACGACATAAGTCGAGGTGTGGACATAGAGATTATGATGATACTTATCACTATCATTATCACTACCATAGAGATTGGGATGACTGCAATTGCAGGGATAAATATTAGGCAGCTATGAGCACATACCGTGAAATGATACATATAGTTCTTGACGAACTGAAACTTGCGAGTGATGATGCTTACTTCACCGATGGGCATATCCAGTTCCTGCTCGGGAAGTACAGAGCCTACTTGCTCAAGAAGGAGTATGGTGATAGCTCCAGTGCATTTGGACGTGCTGCTATAGCTGCTCGGAAGTATGTGCCAGAGACTAATTATCAGACACTTTGCCTGCATCTTAAAACTGTAGATGTGGTGCAAGGGATGTGCGAATATGGCAAGATTGTTAAGAGTGTAGAACAGTTGCCGAACCTATTGAATATAGGGGTAAAGAAAATTTATGCAGAGAATTACATGGTAGAACTTAGCAACGTGGTGTTTGTTCCACAGGAACAGATGCGCTACGTTGGTAGGGATAAATACCGAGCAAATATTATATATGCTACCATAGCACCCGATGGTCACCTATGGATTAAGAGTTCTAATCCACAGCATCTTTATTTGAAGGAGATACGTTTCACGGCAGTTTTTGAGGATGCCGAGAAGGCTGCTGAGATAGATTGCGAATCGGATGGTTGCGATATTCTGGACAATGAGTTCCCAATGGAGGAGTCGTTGCAGGCTCAACTTATTGAACTTGTTGTGAAGTCTCTGTTACAACCTAAGATGATGCCAGAGGATATGGCAAACAATAGTAAGGATGATTCGGCAATGACACAGGAGCAACTAAACCAGCAAGTTGAAAGACAAACACAAAGTCCAGATGCCTACGCCTAACGAAATAAGAAATATCACACGGCATAAGAAACTCCTGAAGCGAGTGACTAAGCCACAGCAGTACGCAGCTTATAAAAAGATAAGCGAGCGTGGGTGTAGCTATAAGACTTGGGGTGATATTGTGAGTGCTATGTCGGACGTTATCAGAGAGGATTTGTTCGCAGGCAGGGTTGTCGAATTGCCCTATCAAATGGGTTGTTTGGCAGTGAGAAAAAAAACTCGTAAAATTGTAATTGGAAAGAACGGGAAACCGAGGCTGAATACTCCAGTAGATTGGAAGGCTACGGTAGACTTATGGAGTGAGAATGAAGAGGCACATAAGGCTAAGGTGCTTGTTAGGTATGATAATCCTGAGTTATACGCTATAGAATGGACTAAGATAGGAATCAAGCATCTCTATAAGGAACGTTTCTATTTCAGGGCTGCACGAAAATTGCAGCGAGGCTTAGCGAAGAAAATCAAAGAAGAGGGGTCGCTTGACTGTGAGCGACTGAGGAGAAAAGATGAGTGAGAGGACAAACATACGTGTGGTGATGGATAACATAATGCTCCATCCGTTGCTCAGAGACCTAAGCATAGATACAGTGATTAGGTACACTGTGGAGTTTATGCGTATTGTTGGTTGTCCATATATGTTCGCCGATAAGGTTGTCACGTTAAAGATTCGAGATTATCGATGTGAACTTCCATGTGATTTTTATCAAATAAACCAGATGCGAACGGAGGATGGTCGATATTATGAAGTTGCGACCGCTTCGTTCCATGATAAAGACCATGAGGCATCTGGTAGGGCTACTTATAAAATTCAAGGCAATATTCTTATTAGCTCGTTGGAGACTGACGATGCAGAACTTAGTTATCAAGCTATTGATGTTGATGAGGATGGGTTTCCGACATTGCCAGATAATTCAAAGTTTATTCGGGCTTTAGAGGCTTATATTAAACAACAGTGGTTTACTATTTTGTTCGACACTGGTAGGGTGTCGGCAGGTGTACTGGATAACGCACAGAGGGATTATGCTTGGTGTGTGGGGCAGTGCTGTACAGAACAGAATAGGATGAGTATTGATAAGCTGGAGTCACTGTCGAACCAACTGACGTCTTTGATGAGTGTGAATCAGCACAAGCGAGGATTTAAGAACTTAGGCGCAAAAGAAGAATGGAAAAAACATTAAGATATGAACGATGTCATACTGACCAGCATAGTAGGTGTTGGTACAGCAGCAGCAAGTTCATTTGTAACATATCTAACCACCAGAAGGAAGTATAATACGGAGATTAATAACCTAAAGACACAGACTGACAGGGTAGAGATAGAGAATTACAAATCGATGCTTGAGTTCTACGATCAACTGCTTGCTGATAACAAGAAACGCTTGGATGCGATGATCGAGGAGAATAATCAATTACGAGAAGCTGCAAAGTTGTTGCGTGAAGAACTGGTTCGGTGTAACGCAAAGCTACAAGAGAAAGAAATCAAACTGAATGAGCATGAAAGATATAGTAATAAGTCAGACACCGCCAGCAATTGATAAGCTGTGGTTGAAACAGACGAATGATGGCATAACGTTGAACATTATGCTTAACGGAGTTTGGACGAATTTATTGTCCAATAGTTCAAAAGAACTTGATACTGACTTATTGGAAATAAAGAGAGAAGTAGCCAAGCTTGATGAACGTCTGGAGTTTCTGACTAAAGATGCTCCAGAAAATCTTGACACGCTAAAGGAGATTGCTGATAAGATTGGTGACTTCAATTTCGATGAAATTGAAATGATTGCTGATAAGGTTTCGTTCGAGTCTGATAATACGAACCTTAGTTCTGCAAGCACTGTGAAGGATGCTATTGAACTTATAGCTAATAAAGCTTGGTATACTCAGATAACCATTTCGTCTTTTACATCGAGCCCAGCTGCTGGCACTTATGAGGTAGGAAAGGTTTTGAGCAGTCCTATTACTCTGTCGTGGGCTACGTCGAAGGCATTTAATAAGGCGGTGTTGAGTGGTGCGGTATCGTATACCACTACAGACTCTTCTGTTAAGAGTTATAAGTATACGAGCTCCGTATCTACTAATAAGACTTTTACTTTGACTGTTACGGAGGCTGAAGGGAAGACGGCTGCTAAGAGTTTGTCTTTTGCTTTTAAGTATGCGCTTTATCAGGGCATGGCTGAGATCCCTTCGTCTTATACTTCGTCTTGGGTTAAGAGTACACTTGGAGGTAAGGCGTTGGCTGATAACTGGAAGAGTAGCTTTACTGTCAAGGCTTCAAAGACAAAATACTGGTGGTTTGTGTATCCTAAGTCTTGGGGCACCGCATCGTTTAAGACATCTTTGGGTGATACAACTATGGTGGATGTTATTGATATAGATGATTTTGTGAATGACGAGGGCAAGACAGTGCCAATGAAGGTTTTGCGTTTCCCAGATTTGCAGAATAGTGATGTTACGTTAACTGGTAAATAGATTAGGACATGGCAATAAAAGTAGCAGGAACACTTGAGCCTAATGGTTCATTCCCTATATCGTACGCAAGTGATATTGTTGTACTGAATGCGAACTCGACTACTACTCCTTTGGTTGAGTATATTGATAATAATGCAGGGACTCCTGGTCCTCGGGGTGAGAAAGGTGAGAAGGGTGACAAAGGAGATACTGGTGCGGCTTTTACTTACGATATGTTTACTGAGGAACAGCTCGCTGCGCTGAAGGGAGAAAAGGGAGATAAGGGTGATAAGGGAGACCGAGGTATTCAAGGATTACAAGGAGAGAAAGGCGAAAAGGGAGACGCTGGTCAGTCTTTTACATTTGATATGTTTACAGCAGAACAGCTCGCAGCTCTTAAGGGTGATAAGGGTGACCAAGGCGAGCGAGGTGCACAAGGAGAAAAGGGTGACACTGGTGCTGCCTTCACCTACGATATGTTCACGGAGGAGCAGTTGGCTGCTCTCAAAGGCGAAAAAGGTGACAAAGGAGCCAAGGGCGACAAGGGCGAAATTGGTGCTGCTGGCCCCGATGGAACTAACGCACACATCGTGCAAGACCTAACTGAGGATGCCGATGGCACTCAGCATCTCTACCTCCGCACATGGACTGGCGAGGATGAGTCCACTGCCACCACCAGCCCAGACCTCATGCTGCAAGTAAATGAACTAAGTGCAGCATTGCAAGAGATAATC